TGAAATAATAGGCGATGAAGAAAGATTAAGAGCTCAGATAGAAAAACCAGAAAACTTATCACACATATAATATGAATACATTCAATCATTTTTTTAACGAGGCATTTACATTCAGAGATGAAGAAGAGTTCTTTGATATGTTTGCAGACTACCACTCTTTTATTAAAGGAGCTAAAGAAGAACTACCTGAACAATTTGCAAGTAAGATAATTAAAAATGCATCTGAAGCTGAAAAAAGAGGGCAGTTTGGAATTGTAAGAGGACCAGAAGTTGAAATATATTATGCCCCTGCTGATTTTCAAAGTAGAGGAGCTGAAAGAGAAGCTATCACAGTAGTTGAACAACACGTTAACGGTGAATTAGATTGTTATGCTATTCATGATGCTGATATGTCAGTAATTGAAGACTTATGGAGAGAAGGCTTTGGAGGTGCAATGGCTAATTATACTCCTACTGGTTCTTATTAATCCTTTAACCCTCAGTGTATAAGTTACGGCGATCCCATTCCCACGGAAAATGAATCCATACATCCTGAGGAAGCTGAGCAGCATAGTAATCAGGAACAAACTTTGTGTGCTCTTTACGATACAGAGCAGCAGTTTTATGATGAATACCCCGTTCTAGAAATTTGTTCACCAAGAAAGAAAAAGTGTGACCAGAATCAGATAGATCATCAACAATTAATACATGCGCATTCATCTGTTTAATATATTCTAAACAATTATTATCAAAGTGCTCCATGAACACCTCTCCTCTTTCTTTATCTGTATAAGATGAAAGCTGAAGCATTCTTACATTGACATTATTCAGTCTATATGATAACATAGTCGAAGGTATGCATCCTCCTCTAGCAATTCCGAGTATTAAATCAAAATCATTACCGCTGTCTTTAATTTTACGAGCTAATTGGTCGACTAGATTTTGAATAGATAGATATGATACGTCTTTATGCTTCATATTCATTAAAGTACATTTCGGTGCATCTTTTTAACTGAGCTCCTGCTTGTCTGTTATCAGGATAGTTATAAACATAATCAAATATCATATCAAACAAATCTGTATTGTTCTTAATCTTTAACTCTTTCATAATTTCATCAAACATATCGTCAATAATCTTTTGGCATTTAAGTACCTCAGTGCGAGTAATCTTTAATGCTTTTTTGAATTGTTCTTTTTGTTCTTTATCTGTCATAAAGCAAGTCCAGTAATTTTATCGTATATCATATGTATGATATCATTTCTTTCTGCATAATCAAGATTGTCTTCATGACCTTTCCATCCTTTTTCTTTATAAAGGTCCGGTATGTCCCAATACATGATATTATTTGCTGTCAAGTTATGAGTTATCTTAAACTTCTCCATCATAGGATAATGCTCTCTATAATTCATACAGATGACAATATTAGAATCTTCGATCATATAAGGTTTAAGCTCCTTTTGTTCTCTTTCGATCTCATACTCTTTAACCCTCTTTCTAAGACAGAACTTAAAAGCTTCTTCATCCATCATGATATTTTTATTCTCGCCATGATTAAAATAGCTCAAGTCTTCAAATTCATCTTTCAATCTACTTGGCTCAAAGCCTGCCGACCAAGCGCATATTCCTTTATTTGTTGCAAGTGCTGCAGCTGTTTTACTCCGAAAAACATTACCCGTGCACACAAACAAAATCCCCTTTCTAATACATCGCTCATATTCTATCTTCATCGCCATTATTATAGCATATCTACAAATAAGCACCAGTTTAAAATTGATTTAATTTTAGTAAATAGGTATAATGAGCGGTGTTAAACATACAGTATTGAAACCAGACAACCCTATAGGACAAGTTAACATATTTGCTCAACCTAGAAGTGGAGGCACGTTAATGTGTATTTTTATGAGAAGATTAGTATCATTTAAATGCAGTTTAATTCACCCTAAAATGGTTCATAGTGAAAATATAGATGATTACGGTCCTGATAACTTTTTATTAATAAGACACCCTATAGGAGTGTTTGGCTCAATGGTAGCAGTAGACAGTATTGATAGATATAATAATCAAATAGTGGTAGATGAAAGAAATGTTAGAACTAAATTAAGAGAGTTTGTTGAAGGACAAGAGATATTTGATAAGCTAGTAAAAGATAATCCTAATATTCCTGTAGTAAGGTATGAAGATTACCATAACAATTATGATTATTTGTATAGATTAGCAAATGAAACGTTTGATATTCATATAGATATGGAAGAATTCAAACAGTTTCAGAAAGATTTCGAAGTAGAGAAAGTTAAAGAAGACATAGCTCACGACAACATAAAAGAAGATGATTATAGACCTTATCACATTAGTAGCGGTAAAGGAGATAACTATGCTAACATTGAATTAATACCAACTGATTTAAGAGAAGATGTATTAAGTTATCTATTACCTACTATTAGAAAATATAATTATGAAGAAGTTGACTTAGAAGAGTATCCCTACCGAAAAATAAGGAGCTTTTTTTAATAAATATTAAAGCGATGGGTGAAAATAATAATGGCAATAAAATAGGGTTTCAAAATTTAGATAATTTTCTGAAAGTAGCACCAATTATTGGTATAGGAATTATAGCTTACTTTCAATCATTATTTCCTTCTAAAGCAGATTTCGATAAGATGACACAATCGATGTTTCAAATTGAAAAAGAAATTATAGAAATTAAAACACTTCAAAACTCTGTTGATATTAATACAAAAGCTATTCAAGATATTCAAAAGCAATTACAAACGCTAGAGATTCAAATTGTTAGAATGCAACAGCCAAAGAATAACTAAGCTTTCTCTTCTTCATCACCAGGATGTATCATATCAGGATACATAGTATCAATAAATGACTTAGGCTTAGATAAGTTTAATTTATCTACAATATCGAAACCAACAAATTCATTCTTAAGGAGCGCTATCTCATCACTATCAAGCTTTCTCTTACCCCATGGAAATCTTTCTAGCATTACTTTATTACCTTGCCTGTATATACGAATAGGTTTATATGACTCTATCTTACGTTTGTTCTCATCCTCCCAACCATAAGCAAGATAGCCATGACTGTACATATCTTTTACTCTTTCAATTAATTCTTTAGGCCATATGAACTCTTTATTCTTAACTAAGAACATTCCAGTCTTCGATTGAGAATCTTTAAAGTCATATACATTACCAGATTCATACTCCATTGCCATAGGATGACGCTTCCTTTCCTCCTCTTCATCACCTGGGTAAGCATTAGGAGCGTTGCCGTTAGTGCTTCTTTCTTTATTGCTCCCCATATTAGTGCTATTATAAGGCCATTGACGATACTGAGTATAAACCTCACCATCGCCTTGGTTGTTAATAGGAGCCATCCTTGGTACCTTTTCAGACATATATATTATTTAGACTTCCATACTGCATTTCCGCCTCTTCCCTTCTTAACTAACACTCCTTCATTAACTAATTCTCTAAGAGCTGAATTGGCATATACAATACTCACATTGTATTCTTTACGAATCTTCTCAGGCTTAGTATTAATCTTATCTTTCTTACGAAGCTCATCTTTGATTTGCTCCTTTCGATTCTTCTTACCCACGAACTTATTATCACTAGTAACTACCTTACTATTCATATCATAACCTTTACTAGTCATATACAATGTCAAGTCATTTGCCGGTCCAAATCGATTCTTCGAAAACCAAATACGACGAGCTGTATCATCAACCTCTGCATCAATCATGATATTGAGATTAGCATCAACTGTATGAGGTACAAGAGTTGTGCCTTTGAGCTTACCAGCTTTAGTCAAATGCATGATAAAGCATACACAGCACTCATTCTGTTGAGCAGCTTTAACCAACTTCATCAGAGCATATCGTTCCTTCTCCATACTGTTCATCTTCTTCTTTGTAGTAAGAGCTTGGAAACTATCAATAACAAGAAAGTCATTTGTCTTTGTCAACTTAACAATTTCATCCACATCAGTCAAGTTTGCAATATTCAAGCTTGTGCATTGCAACCTTCTGCAAGTCATAGCCAACTGATAGATATTCTCTTCACCTGAACAATATCCAACGCTGTATCCGTTCTTTGTCAGACCTTCTAATAGTTGAATCATGAATGTAGTCTTACCACATCCAGCTGATGCTGTCAAAGTCATTGTCGATCCTGGAAGGAATCCTTCATGGAGAAATTCATCTACTGTACTGATCCCTGTCATCATTCTGCGGTAAAAACGCTCTGGGATCTCAATGTCGTTTACGCTAACTAACTCTGTCTGTTTAAAATTTAATTCTAACATATCGTATGCATCTATTATATGCTAGTTCCTAAAACGACTCCACCGGAATAAAACAGGAGGAACAATTTTTATTCCTCCTGCTGTAACTGCCTTTTCCTTTCTTAGGCTTGATTACTCGCTCTCCAGTATTCCATGGAATAATGAAGCGAGGTTTATTCATTTTCTTTTTCATCATCTCTAATAATTATAGGATACTCCGCTTTTGACTCCAGAAAAAACTCCATAAATATGTTCAATGAAGACAATTGTGTGCACATTTAGTATTGAGAGTGCTGAAGAAGAAAAGTCTAATCGTTATAAATTTAGAACTAGAATTTTAATAGATAGTACTCTGAAATATACTCCTCATGATGTCCTCGTAGTTACTAATGCAGCGGATCATTTCAGTGATTATGCTAACAACAAAAGAGTAAAAATTATTGACTTCGAAAAAGAATATAAGGATGAGCCAATAATGTGCGGAGGTGTTTTCAACTTTAATCTTAAAAGATTACCTATTAAAAGCTGCATTGGTATGGATTATGATTACATTTTATATCAAGATTGTGATTGTTTTTTCTCTGGATGGGATCAAGAAGCTTTTGAAGATATGATGTCGTTAGATTATGACGTCTACTATGCTACATTCTACCCTCACCATACAGTTCAAGATCAGCTCGACAAACCATACAATCATCCATCAACTAAAGTCAAAATAGATGCTTTGGAAGAGGTCATGTATGATGAATTATACAAAGCTGTTATTCCAGTTGAGACAAAAATCATCTACAAAAATACAATTAAGATTCAATTTATGATTGACATGTGGGATAAATTTGCTGCACTTTGTCAAAAAAATAAAATTAATACTTACCCAGAGAGTGTATACATTGCAATGGCTGCTCAACATGCTAAGATGAAGCCAGTAGGAGTAGAGAGAGACCATCCATTAGGACCTTTGTGTATGACAATGCATGGTTGTTCATGTGAGCTTGAAGCAGGTATTGAAACTCCTATCAAGATATTAGATTACTTTGGACTAGTACAATTCAGATTAGATAATGAAGAACAGGTAAGAGAAAGATTTAATCTTGATCAGCCTGAGATAGAGACAACTCCCAAGCAAGCTGCTCCTCTAACTTCTTTAGACAATCAACAAAACCAGCATCATAGTCATCCATGATTGGTAATTTTTTGTTCATCTGTTCCTGAATAAATTTAGAAAGCTCTGTATTTACGTTCATACCTTTTCCTAGTAAAACTTTTTTGTTTCTTGTGAACATCTTTTTTATTCAATATTGGTTTGTGAATATTTATGAGCTCTTGTTCTATAGCTACATAAGGGTTAATTGAAAGCTCTTCGTTAATAACAATCTTTTTATCTGGTTGATATACGAATGTGCATAAATCTGGATCTCTATGATTACCATGAAAGATAGAATTCATATACTCTCTCACTCTAACGTTAGCAGCTCCAGGATGACTACAATAGCATTTCATCCTTTTATGGAAAGGAGTAGAACTCTCTCCGATATATATCAACTTATCATTAAAGTAATGAGCATAGATTAAGTGAGTTTTATCTTTAAAGTCTGGAGATATAGATACTTTAAGATGATTCCTATCGTCTTTATAAAAGTGAGCTGCCCTCTCAAAGAGCAGCCCACTGATAAACCTCTTTTCAATCATACGATCAATTATAGCCTATTGCTAAGAAGTTTCAAGGCATTATGTTTTAGGCTGTTATTCTGACCGCCAATCACATTATTCATGAACCTCCGTTCAAATCCTCGGCGCATCCTATCAGATACTAGCACATCCTTACCGTCCCGCTCAATCGCGTTGTTTATCCGTTTCGCTCCCTGATGATGATCAATGTATTCAGTAACAGCATTGAATGCATCCCAACGAGTTTCTCCCTTATTTCCTGCACCTGTAGTGAAAAGCTCTGTTACTTTCTTTCTAGATGCTTCTCCTGATAACAGAACACTCTCACCTTTATTACGTACCTTCTTATCAGGAAACAATTTATTTACTACCTTCTCAAGCTCATCTTTAGAGATTTTCTGAGAATCTAGACGATCAGCAATACCAATAAATTCAATATTCTTTTGAATACCGTCTTTGAATCCATTGAATAAAGTATTCAATCGTTGCTCGTAATTTGAACGGTGCATAATTGTCATGCCTCTAGCGGACTTTGCTACAGTATTGAACTGGTTGTTACAGAACAATCTATTAACATAAGGAAACACTGCATCTGATCGAGTGCCATCATGGTTAAGAATTGCCATAATATACCCGCACAACTGATCTTCATTATTACTATGGAGCTTATGTTCATCCGGTAGTTTTGCACTAACCCAGATGTTATTTCCATTACCAATCACACCGCACTGAGACCATTCAGCTTTGAACTCTCTTCGGACTTCATCAAATGGCTCAAGAATCTCTCTATTCTGAATGACCTGATAGGAATCACGAACAACATTAATAATATCGCCGCCGTCTCCTCTACGGAGCACTTTCCATTTTTCAGCCCCATCTACAGAATGACCTAAATTCTCTTCAACTACTTCAAAATCAAAACCTCCAGCTGTCATTACGTCATCCACAGACGTGCCTTCAACTGAATTTCCAACCAATTTGTCTAAGCCGACTAAGCTGTTATCAATTAACATACAAATATTATAGGGACACTCCGTACAAAATCAACCCAAAAATTAATGGGGGCCAGCTACCTTTTGAGTTTTCTCCACTCTTCCAGCTTTGTTTGGTTCGAAATTTTTAAGGAATCTATTTTTAAGTAACCCATCTTCAAATATAAAATCCATTGATAATCTTGCGTTTTTACTAACGAAATTACCGGATAAACTTCCGGTAAATTTTACCAATTTATTATTAAAGTGAAGTCTATTACCTTTTAGATGATAAAGATTTTCATCTAATTCATCTGAATCAAATGAAAAAGGTATAAAATCTGGTAACAAATATAAATATCCCCCGTTTGTATGCCCTACTGTAATAGATCTATCTACAACAAAGAATTTAATATCCATCTTTATTATTTAAGAGCTAATATGTTTTGAAAAGTTTTTTACAGCAGAACGAGGCCCATTTGGAATATAATACTTCTTTTGCTCCTGATAACACTCGTTAGACATAATCTGAATAGAAGGAGCAGTCTTATGAGACCAATTCATCACGCCCTTTACTCGGGATACATCCCTACCATTAAATGCACAAGTCTTACAAGTAGTCAATCCGAACTCAACTCTAGGTTGCTCGACATCATTTGAACAAGTATCACACTTCATGCATCAATGATAGGGACGTTCCGAATAATAGTCAACTATTAGTTGACGGTCAACGTACGCTGGATACCAGCATTACGGAGCACTCTCTGAACACTACGAGCACGCAACTTCTTAAAGCGAGTGGCGTATTGGTTGACCTTGACTTCACCTGTTGCTTCTACCAAATGAATGTTTCCGTCTTCACCCATTTCGAATTCAGCAAAAATACGCTGAGGGTTACCCTCAACATTCTTGGTGTAGTCGATTGGTCGTCCTGTCATGTAGGTTTCGTTGTTTGTATTTGTATATGTTGTCATATACTATGATTATACATGAGGACTTTAAACGTCAACTTTTTTTACCACCATAGTAATCGACTGCTAAACCCTCATCTAAAAGCAAACGATTTATGTTTTTACTTTCGCCGTGAGGGGTAATTGATACAACTTCAGCTAGACATCTACCATATTTGTCAACACCGTGAGATTTAATGTTAACTTCATAATTACTTGCTTCAAGTAATTCAATCATTCTATTTTTTGCTTCGAATCCTTTTTCCTTTTCCTCCAGGTTTCTTGTTCTTGTCTCAGGACAATCTATTCCAAATAACCTTAAGGTTACATCATGATGCATTTTAAAGCCTACATCAACTAAAGCTTTAAGCGTATCTCCATCGACCACGCGAGTGATCTTAGCTCTGTACTCATACATACGCATATTTAAACGTCAGTCTCGCGAATGCCAGGCTGTAATACTTTAGATTTTCTTTTGTATGCTACTTTTGGAAGAGATGGTTGATTGGTGTAGTTAGGACCAGGTTGGTTTCCTAGATCGGGGGCTATGTCAGCTCCAGGTTGCTCTGGTATGTCTTTACGCATTATCTCCCCCTTTTTACGAGCTTCTTCTTCACCAGGACCAGAAAATACTGTTTCATCCTCATCGGCGCTTTTAGCCCAATTAGAAATATGTTGTTGTTTTAGTTGATAATTAATTTCATCTCTGATTTCTTTTGCTTTTGCTTTTTTATCAGGAGTTAATCTTTGATCTAGATTTAAAACCATTTGTTTTAATCTTTCATGACTTTGTTCATCTAAACCATTAGCAAAAAAAATGTATTCTTTTGCAGCTTTTTTGACATCATCGTCTAAAAACAAAGCAGATTGATAAGCAGCAGATGCATTGTCAAATTTTTCTTTACTAGATAAATCAGGCTTTAACTTATTACCCAAATAATTACCTGCTGGCGCTCCAACTCCTAATGCTAAAGCCCAGGGTAATATTTTATCTTTATAACCTTCAAATATTAGATGGTTATCGTTAGTCATGTCATTATTTATCAGAAGCGTCAATGAAGAACGAAAGAGTTTTAGATTCACGTTCTTCTTTAGCTTTATTTTCTTTTCTATGATCTTTATAGTCTAAATAAAAACCGAAAGCAACAATAAGATGCATTAATAAACTACCAGCATACTCTAACAAATCATGATAGTTTTTAAAATGTAGATGTACATGCCCTACTACCCAAAATGGAATCGCCAAGTTCTGACTTATCCAAATAATTAAAAATCTCAAAAAATCCCACATTTATAATATTTAATTATCAAAAAATCTAATAACTATTTTTATGGATAGTATCGTAACAGCTGTTTATAAAATAGACCCATACAAAAGAGAAGGTATAGAAAATGCTTTTACTAGAAACTTCGATGCTGAAAATTATGTGACTGGAGTAAGAAGTTTATTAGGAATGGATAAAGATGTGTATGTGTTTTGTAATGAACAGCCTGTACCTTATAAAGGCGATATGTGCATGTTCGAAGAGATATGCGATCGTGCAATGAAAGACAAATACAACTATGACAGATTGCATTTTATACCTTTAGATGTGAGTAGTTTTTTCACTCGAAATGATAGGTTATGGGAAAAATGTATAAGTTTAGCTGATCGAAACCCTAACAATTTATATTGCTGGCATCCTCCTCTATGCTTATCAAGATTAGAAATGATGGAGCGTGTAATAGAGCATTACGATGTAGATAATATATGTTGGTTTGATGCAGGGTTGTTTAACGACTCTTACTTCCCAGGAGGTACAATGCACGATTACGAATTACAGGAATGGGATACTTTATATCCCAACGAGCCGAATTGTATATTTAGACCTGAGTTAGCAAATAAAATATTCGAAATTATAGAAGACACAGGTAACTTTACAGTAGGTAATAAATCTATCAATCAAGAGCCTTATGAGTTTATCAAAAAGCATTTAAACAAATCAATTAGTAGAGCATATAGCAATGTGGGGTGTGTGTTAGGATTTTCAAAAGAATATTTACAAGGTATAATGTATGAATATAATCATGCTTTAGATTTATTCATAGACAAATACGATTACGCATTTACTGAAATAGAAGTGTTAACATATCTAGACTATAAAAGACATTTTACTAAGCTATTGTGGACTAATTGTGAACCGTATGTTGATAATGAAATGACTATGTGCAATGCTTTTGCTAGTAGGATATATGATATGAGTACTTACGAAAGAGTAGATGCCTTAGGATTGTAAAGCGTTATAACATTCTATACTATGAGTTTCAGAAAATGTTAACCCCATATTAATATGTTTATTGCCTTCAAAGTGTTTACTGAAACAATGAGCCATTTCAACACACTCAGTATATAGATCATTTCTTAATCCATTATTAATCATTAAGTCAAACAGATTAATAAACTCTTCAGCAAACTTTTGTTCTCTTTCACAAAATGTTCTTTTAAGACCCCAATACCTTTCTATAGGAAAGATAATAGTATCTCTATCTGTGTTCATAAACTGAAGATCAAATCCTAAATTTTGTATTTGTCTAACTCTTCTTATTGTATGGTCTTCAATATCGTCAGGTGAATTATATTCGTGACATAATTCATAATAAAAACCTTCCTGATCAAATACTTTATCAAACTCTTCTTTATCATAATGATTGGGTTTCATATCGCCATCAATATAGAATAAGAAATCATTACTATCATAAGGTAATGCATTTAAGAATGCTCTTATTTTTATACAGTCATTATCTCTGTATAACCTCTCAGGTATATCATAATGTTCTAATATAGGAGAAAAATCTATAAGTTGAAGTTTAAGAGGACTATCAATAAGCTTCTCTCTAGCATAGTCTATATGATTAGTGTTAACATAAAGATTAGTATTGCTAGGTAGATTTAAATTAGCAAACTCTGGCAATAAATTAGCAAAGTAATCAATATATGATTTACCTACACAAACTGTAACGAATGAAAAGGAAGCCATTAGATGTGAGGAGCTTTTTCAACAAGCTTAAGAGTTTTATTTGCAATCATATTCATTTCAAAGTTTAACTTATTATTATCGTTAAGATAGTTCATTAAACAAAACGTTAGTAAGTCATGAGCATGATTATAAAAAGACTTTTCTATAAAACTCCAATCTGTATCATTTAATTTACGTTTAATAATGAATTTGTTATCGTTAGGAAAAATAAAGTTACCCTTGCCGTTTTTATGAAGGTCAATATTTCTTGTACCCCATACGCTAGTGAACATATTCATATCAAAAAGATATCTTTCACCTCTTACCCACCATTCGTGATTGTTTATATTATCAGGAGAAGAATCTAACTCATCTGCTTTATCATAGTACAACCCAGCATCTAAATTAGCATATGACTGCAATAATTGTTTATCTAATACAGGAGCTTGATCATGATCGAGCCAATAAAACAATTCATGACTATCATCTCTATATAATAAATCACCTACTATTAATAATTTAACAAGAGTGTTTTGTTCATAGTTATTTCTATCTACTCTAGGTAACTCTTTTGGTAAGTAGTAAGGCAGTACAGTAATTTTTAGCTTACTCTCAACATCTTTATAAACATCTCTGTTATCAGTAATAACAACAAACTCGTCGTTTTCGTCATAATTACTATCTTTTAGTGTTTCAATTATTTGTAAGCAATCAGAATTACCTTCATGGCCTACAGCAATCGTTGCAAATAATACGTTAATCATTTTTGTCTTCTGATATTCTTACTTGTGTTTCAATGTTATCTTTAAAAAGTTTTCTAATATACATCAACAAATCGTATCGTCTTTCGAGTTCATCTTGAACCTTTTGATCATTTCTAGATGCATCTCTTACATAGTCATGACTCATTACTACAGGCCATAACGCTTCTGCTTCTCTATCTAAATAGTCCGAAAAGTATAATATTTGTTCGCATAGTAATCGCGTATTAAGTATCGCTAAGGTTTTTTTTTCCAATCTTCCCCTGGATCGGGTCCAATTGGTCCATCATTTGGAGGTTGTTGATCGAAGTCTGGTTCGATAAACTTAGGAGGTTCTTCCGGTGGTGGAGGCGGTGGTGCTGGTTCAGGCTCAGGAGGTGGCTGATATTGTTGTTCAGGCATCGGTTCAGGCTCAGGAGGTGGCTGAGGTGCAACCGATTCAAAATTACAATTAGGTTTTTCAATATTGTTAACTAAAACATAATTAGATAGAACAGCTAACAAACTATAAATCTGTTGATTATCTAATGATATAGTAGGTATATTAGTCATAGTTATATCAGCACCTGCATGATTATGCCATGAAGTGACGGAACAAAAGTTACCGTTCCACTCTGCTGATACGTTGTTAAGTTGCTTTACTCCTATCTTTACATCATTCATACTCATCTATTAAAATACTAACTTGTTGTATAACTTTTGTGTTCATATTCATAAAGAAATTGAACCATATATAATCCATCACATAATCAAACTCTTCTGAACCAGGCATGATCTTGAAATTGTAACAGAAAAGAGCAATTTGATCTTTAATTTCTGAAACATCATCTTGATCTAATATTTCATTAACAAGTGCATCAATGTTGTTATCAAGCTTCATCTGAAAAAGTTTGACGAACTATGCTATCAATAGATGTAGTTACATCACGAAAATTAATTTCTTCATCGATATTATATTCGTTTTTGGTATCTTCATTAATAATAGTCGTGTGACCTATTTCATCGCCAATGTAGTTGAAGATTTTAATATTAGGTCCATTGAACCACGCGTATATCTCTTCGAACTCCTCATTAAAATATACATAATTTGCTAAATGAAGATTACGCAACAACTCTAATGAATAAACATTTCTCATATACAATATATTATGAGAAATCTACTGAAATCAAATTTAATCCTCTATAGCATGAAACTCTTCATCATCATCTTCTAAAAATGAGAACATATCTTTTTCAGTTGATTTATTCTCATGTTTTTTCCACATCTCTTCTATCTGCTTTTGCTTTTCAGCATCCGTTATCTCATAAGGATCCATTTTTTTCATTTAATTAAGACCAGGTTATTACTTTGTCAGCATACCCTCTCACGTTGTTAGGGTGTTTTGCTAGTTTATCTAAAAATGTTTCGTAGTCTTCCATTGGCTGTATTTCTACTTGAGTAGTTGGTTTGAAAGTATCTGTAGGTAGTAATGGTTGATTTTGTATAGCAAATTCTTGATAATCCTCACCACCTGATTCTAAACCATTTATATAATCTGTTGCTTCTTTGCGTCTTTGACAAGGTGACCCACCTTTACTCCAAGTTTGATACCAATCATAATCATTACCATTTGTCCAATATTCTATCTTGTAAACAATAAAAGTCGACTGTCTAATTTGAGTATTTCCAGTATAAGAAATTTCGACACTTGGATAAGGGGTAAGTATAGTCTGCCCTATTACGGCCTGGGTATTGGCTTTAGTAGCTTCAGCATTAAACACACCGGAGTGTTGACTAACAGCTACCCCACCGTCAGGAATCATATATTGATTTTGACCGTCTTCAGGACTAACTATGCTTTCTCTTAATTCATCTAAACCTTTTGATGAAAGAAATACTTGCCAGCTAATTTTCATACCTAGAACCATCTGCGGTCCTGTCTCGTTATAATCACTTCTAGCATCAAATCCTCCTCCAGCAGGCGCACCAGGTACGTCACACACTATCGGAGACGGTACAGTATCAGCATAAGCAAATGTAAATGCAGTATTGGGGTTCATATTAGGAGGTGAATCACATTCACAATTAAATATGTTCCAAGTACCCCCGTTTTCACAAATAGGTACACATTCATAGTTATAGAGATAATATCCTAAATAACCAACAGTGGTAATTAATCTATAACCTGCAGGGCATTGTTCATTTCTACATGTCCTTGATATCGGATCAAATTCAGTGCCATCAGGACAACAAGGTTTTCTACAACTATTAGTTGCTTCATCGTATATTTCTCCTTCTTCGCATTCTTGATCTAATACACATTCTCCGTTATCGTTTCTAATATACCCTTCAGGGCATTCTTCAACAATAGGGTCACAAAGCCCGGTGACTGGGTTATATACAAAACCTTCTTCACAAATAGGAGGGTCTGGTATTATTTGTATAGTAACACACTTTTTAAGATCTTCATCCCACACCATACCTTCTGAACAAGTTTTATTATTACATTCACCGGTTACAATATCAAATTTATCCGGTGGGCAACATTTTCCGGATTTTTTATCCTGATGGTAACCTTCAGGACAACCCGTTTTAGTTACACACTCACCAGTTATAGGGTCTCTTTCTTGACCTTCAAGACAATCTGCTATATTAGGTGTAGGTGTAAAATTATTAATTTCATCTTGAGAACACCCAATAACTACATTCCAGTTGGTAACACTAATCAAAGGATCTTCACCTGTAAATTCAATATATGGTTGAAGTTTTCTAACCGTTTCACCTACAGGAACATTAATATCAATATAATTATCACCATTTACCTTCTTCAAAGTCTTACCAAAATAGTAAAAAACGAGCCCGTTACTACCTCTAAGAGCAGTTGTAACCGAAGAAGGATCAACAGTTTCATTTAAACCAGTATAATGAACTCTAACAACTTTACTTTTACAATCAGGAGACAAAGAAGGTGTTGGTGTAGGTATAATAACCTCTCTTATTACTCTAGAACCTTGCTGGGTTGGTGTTTTAGTTTTGGTAGGTGTTTGAGTAGGTGTACCAGATCTAGTTACAGTATTGGTAGGGGTAGCAGTGTAAGTAGGTGTTGGTGTTTGTGTGGGTGTCTTCTCTCTAGTTGAGGTTCGGGTGTGAGTAGGGGTAGGGGTTGGTTTAATATTTTGTTTAATTACAAAATGATTTACATAATCGGGGTTCTCTAATTCTATTTTAACTAAGGGGTCTTTTGATGATAGAGGCATAACTTGCATATCAAGCAAGTTAATTTGATCAGCTATATTATAAATGCTATCTTTAGATACATTTAACTCTATTATAAATTCATCTACAAAACCATCTTGTCTATAACATGAAAGTCTAGGTATAAAGACATGATTAATATCTTCTGAACCTGCTAAATTATATTTGTAATTGTATAATATATTTTTAGGATTATTTTCACTAGCTGAGCCAATAAATTGTTTATAAGCTGTAGATTTATCATAGACAGCAGTATTGTTTTCTAAATAGCCTTTATGTAATACGCCTTCTTCAGGTTGAAATAATACTTTGGTAATTGTGTTTTGTGTATCTTGAACAGCAGATAGACTAAAAACAAAATTAACATACTCACTATAAGTCTGACTATAGTTTAAAAAGTTTGTTCTTTTCTTAACGTAAAGGTCGCTATCAAAAGTATAACCACCAATAGTGTTAGTATATTTTTTATCACCGAGTAAAAATGGACCTCCATCTGTTAACGCTGTATAATAATCAGTGCTGTTATCAAAAGGATTAACATAATAAAATCCAGTTGATACTTGAGAGGTTTGAATGTTAATATCGGTTGCTGATATGTAAATAAACTTGTTCATTGAATTGCATTAGTAAATAGTGTGAGTCTTGCTCCCCAATATCCATTTTGGTTATTGCCTCTATAATAAATTAACTCTGAACCGTAACTAAACTTAATATAGATATCAGAATCGTTAATTGTAATGTATCTTGTGTCTGGTATTATTCTATAACTGTCTGGTGTAGATGCAAAGTTATCTCTTGTTGTATCCCCTTCTATGTAATCAGTGTTATATAAAATGTTACCTGTATTATTAAAGTTAGGAAAGTATCTATCATTTAAATCTTTGTCAAAAATAGATGCAACATAATTAGAATCTAAACCATCTATACCCCAAATATTATAATCATCGTCATCTTTCTTATCTATGTTTACTAACGTATCACTTAAAGTATCGCCTGTTGTTAATAATAAATTAAGAGCTTGAAAAACATTTGAAGATATTCCTGTTCTTGGATCGTAATTAGTGTTACCTGTATTAGCGTTATTATCTTTCATAGGTATAACCATCCAAGATGATTGACCATCAGCTGTTATGTAATTAAAATTTTGACCAGCTATGGGGGTGTCATTAAAAAAGAATGATTGTGCATATGAGCTTTTAAAGTCATTAGGTACCTGCTTAGATGTATCTTCATTTGTGATATTAATAAGACTGTTAGTGTCATTATTCAATCCTTCTCTAGCATTATTAATCATCACATTAACTGCTAACCCAGCATTAAAAGAACCACCCCATTTACTCTCAAAAACAAACTTGTAAGACGACTCGCAAGATGCACAAAATTGTTTTGCTCTACTACCTGTTTGGGTAGGTGTACGAGTTTGTGTATTTGTAATTGTACAAGTACGGGTTTGTGTAGGTGTATTTGATCTCGTTTGTGTAGGCGTTTTTGTTTTAGTAGGAGTTTGTGTTCTAGTAGCAAAAGGAGTATCGCTCTGAGTATTGGTAATAGTTTGAGTTGTGGTAGCAGAGCATGTTTGTGTTCTTGTATAAGTAGGCTGATTGGTAAATGAGACTGTATTGGTTACAGTTTGTGTTCTTGTTTGTGTAGGTGTAGGAGTAGCTGATGCGTTATTAGTAGGCGTTTGAGTTGATGTAGATGTACGTGTTTGTGTAGGCGATACTGTGTGTGTAATATTTCTAGTAGCTGTAGGTGTTGGTGTATTTAAATCAGAGTAACCTAAACCATTAATACTAAAATTGTAGAGATAAAAAGCAGACTCATTAACGCCTGTCGAATATGATAAGCCAACCTTAACCTTACCATCATAAGGTAAGTCTAAATTTAAATCATTATTATCATATACTTTAACAAATTCATCACTAATTTTATTCTTTAAAGAAACTACTACCCTTCTTCCATATTCAGTAACTCTTACTTTAAAATATTTCTTAGGGGGATTTAATCCTGTTTTGGTAGGGGTAGATGTAATAGTAAGTGTTTTAGATGTTGTTACATTAGGTGTGCTGGTTCTAGATAAAGTAGGGGTAGGTGACGCTCCATTTGTTATTGTTTGTGTTGGTGATACTTTATTGGTAGGTGTATGTGTACTTGTACGAGTAGGTGTAGCTGCTTCAGTAGAAGTACGAGTAAAAGTTGCAGTAGCAGTAGATGTTATACCTACCGAGGCTGTTTTAGTTAATGCTGGTGTACCTGTTACTGTTTTAGAAGGAGTAGGTGTAGCAATTGGGTACTTATCACCATAAACATCATACAAAGTACCATAAGCTGATAAACTCTCACTTCCAATAAGCTGAAAGTTTTTAGTAGAGCCGTGACGAAGTGTAATAGAATTGGGTTTAGGTAAACCTCCGGTAATGTCAGGCGTTAGATTAGATGCAAAATCACCTACTGTATCAAAACCTACACCTAAAATAGAATCATCAGTACCTGCAAATATATCATTACCTAAATATTCTACTTTACCAATTGTGGGTGCAAATCCTAATCCAGGACCAGGACTACCTACATTGACTGACGAACCAGCATTAGTAAAAAATATACAAAACCCTTCGCCTCCATCTACTTCACTGCCAAAAAATGAATACTCACCAGAAATAACAATATCGTTCTTGATATTCAAGATATCTGTTAACAATACATTGTTTGTTTTTACATATGTTAATACTGATGCCGGCATTATATATATTTACTGTTGTTCACCTAATTTCAAAACACCTTCGTTCTTTATCCACAATGAATTTTTAGTACCATCTAGTTTGTTGTATTCTAAGTACGAACCTCTTACAGGGTTACTGTAATTTTCATCTCTTATCTTAGCGTTTTGAAAATATAAATCATTCTTTATATTTGTAAATATGCCGTCTTCGAACTTGAAATTTTGATAATAGAACGACATGCAATCTGATAAATCTTTTGCTTTGTACATGTATCCATATACATTAGATTCTACATCGTATGATATTACTGGTCTATCTATTTCTACTATGTTATAACAACTAACATCTGAAGCAGGGTTAGATTTAAGAGGATTTTGAATAGTTTTAAGACTATATTTTCCTACTTCACCTAGAATGTTATTAGTCTTTTTAGGGTAAATTTGTTTTAGTAATAAATTATCTAACTCTAACTTATAAATCGTGGGGTGTAACATTTTATAATTTGTAGACGAAAGAGCAGAGTTAAGAGTTGTTTTATGGAATAAAAGTGTGTTAGATGGTTCGTGGTAAAAGAAGTTACCAAACTTTTCTAAATTATTATCACCTTGTGTTGTTCTTGATATAAATCTTAAATTACTGTCATAAACAGAAATAGTATTATCTGCGTAATCGTAGTTAATCTTTTCAATAACCAAATAGTTAGGTGTTTCAATTACAGCTACATCATAAACAGTATCTAATTTAATAACATCATTGTTAAGCTCATTATAAACTTCCGGGTAACCAGAATACTTTAAATAGATTGAACTTAAAGCAGCTGAAAGAGCAGTTACAACATTAGAACTATTTCTAAAAAATGAATCAGAATTTGCTACATACTTTTTATTATAAATCGATTTGTTGACTGAATCAGGTACCGTAACATAAGAGGTAGATAATCTAGGTATTGTAGAATCATAATAGGGTACTTTGTACTTTTTGACCTTTTTGCTAGAATTATAATAATTAGCATCATATACAAATTTACCCCCATCGATAGAAGTGCTTAACTCTTTAGTAAAGACAGCTGATCTATTAAAGTTAGGTCTAACTCCATTAATGTCCGAACCACCGTCTAATAGTAAGTTGTAATATAGATTGTCGTCATTAACACTCCATGCTGGGCTATCTGAACCTGGTGTATCGGGTAGTAAAGTACCTTTGTTAGTAGTATAAAATACACCATCATAAGTATTACCTTTTACATATGTATAACCAGTTACAAAACACCACGGCATAGTAAATACTCCAAAGTTTAATGATGATAAAATAATCGCATCAAACGTAGCAACACCAATAGTCGATAAACTAAATGTGAATACTCGCTCAGGTATAATGTTTTTAAATTCATTTCCATATCCACCTTCAGCTGCTACTGCATAATCAAAAGCGCTAATATCGTTATAGAAAAATGTACCATTGCTTATAAAAAGACATTTTGTTGTTACTCCTTTATATGACTCTCTTTCAGTTGTGAAAGGCAATGTAGAAGTTCTTTTTAATAAACCATAACTATTACCATAAACATCAGAAGTACTAAAAGTTAAGTTTTTATCTGAAACTAAAAGTTTTGACTGTCTTAAATCAATAGGATATAATGCTCTGTTAACTGTATCATATACATCGTTATTACTAAAGATATCAGACTTTTTACCTTTAAAGAAATCTACACTATCATAGCTTCTAGAAACACCAGCATCATCTATATTATTTTTCTCTTCGGTGTTTTCATACCCATGAAAGTTTAGGTAATATGAATCGTCATTTATATAACCAAATGCTGCTGAATTACTAATGTCATAAGTTACTACATATGTATTCTCATATATGTTAAATAAGTCAGCTGACCTTTTGTATATTGAGTTACCATATGAATGTATGTACTTGTTAGGATCAGGATAATAATAGATATTATTATCAGAAAGTTTATCGTAGTTAACACTATAACTGTAATCAAAAGAGTTATAGATTAAAGTACCAAGATATTGAGGAGTGTAATAACCTCCTATTTCAGCTTCTCTTACAAGTGTTGCTGAATTTGCTACAGAGCCGGTACTAACATTATTACGATTAAAAAAGTTAGATGATTCATTTTCAGACTTAACAAGCATTCCTGAAAATGTATCTGTATTGGTTGAACCAGTTGAAAGATAATACCAATCAGTGCCAATAAACTTACTAAACAATTTAACTTTGTTGGTAAGATTTAAATCATTAATGTCACCGGTATTATATTGATTAATAAAATCTTTATTTTTATAAAACGAAACGTCATTGGCATTTAAAGCTACAGGTAATGAAAGATTACTAACAAAATTTTCTATAACGTATTCATATGATGATAATATTTTTGTAGCTGATCGATCATAATCTATAAACACATCAGGGTCAAAATCATTAGTGTTACTCGTCCATTGATCCTTTCTTACTTCACCACCATACTCGTATGACGATAATGGTACAGTATTATCTAAATCAAAATAGTTTTGATAGTCGTCATATAATTCATCTAATACGAAATTAGTATTAGATAATACGAAATTTTTATCTACTAAATTTTTGTTAACTAATGAAATAGTATTAGAGTTATAAATTAATAAATCCCTAAACAAATTAATTAAGAATAATTTTACACCAGACGAAGAAGAATATATGTTATTACGTCTAGGTTGTGTCTTGATCTTCTCTCTAAATGAAGAATAATATGATGTTAAATTTCTAAGCTTATTTGAAACAAGAGGTATAATTGCATCTACTTGATCAGGGTCATCATAATTAACTGCTTGTATAAATCTTCTTTCATGTTCTGTAAAAACATCTAATGAAAGTTCTTTTAAAATGTTAATGTAGTTTTCTTTTACTAGATTATTTTGAGCTTGTAAAAAAGTATTCTTAACATTGTTCCAGCTATTGATATATCTTTTATAAGATTCATTATAAGTTTCAGACGATACCGATGTATCGGAAAAGTAAGAAAGCCAAGTCTTATAATCTAGTGGAAAATTATAATCTATAGCATTAGAAACGTTACCGATGACAGTAATCGATTCATCGATATCATACTTAGCAAATCTATCTATAGAGTTATTTGACATTAATATTATTTAATTTCTAATATGATGACAACAATTCAAGTCCCAAACTTAATTGATAGGAAAGATTTTGATTTATTATTCCATCTTGTGTATCCCATTTGTTTAGAGAAGTTCTATAATAATTTTTAAAGTAATTAACAGAGTAAGGAGACTTTGTATCTTTATCAATTAAAGGTAACGTAGTTTGATATGTATCGTCCCAATTGATTATATTGTTTGTCCACTTACCTGGTACAACTGGAACGAACTTGTAAAAGGTATAAAAGCTAGATAATTTTTGAGCAGATAATGGGTCACTCCAGAAGCTTCCTGGTACTACTAAATTCCAACCCCATGATGAATCTAAAGTACTAAGCGGGTAAGTGTCTGATTTAAAAGGTAAATCTGTTCTTTGTATTTTATATTGTTCTGAAAATATCTCATAAGAAACTACATATTCATCTTCTTTATTAATAACACCATCATATATATCAATCCTATTACCAAGATTGTTACCCCTATCTTTACCTATACTATAATTGTAAGCAGCAGTTTCAAAATCATTTTTAACATCGCTTTGAACATATTTGTCCGTAAAGTTAAATTGATATTGACTTCTTTTACCAAATAATAATGAACGTTTTATGGTAAATATATTCATCAAACGAGCTAAGTCAGCTGGATAATTTATAAGAAGATTAGCTGATACAAACTCATCCATATCAACATTATACTCTAACCCATAACTATATAAACTTTGTATATTGCAAGTATCTACATTTATTACATTAGGTACATAATTAGAAGTCTTTTCGTATATTCTTTTACCAATTGAATTTGTTGTAGAACTTAACGTACCTAATGAAGTAGAAAAGAATACATCAAATAACATTGGCTTTTTATATACAGAAGGCTGAAAAGCATGATCTTTCAAATAGTTTGATGTATCAAAATTTTCATTTAGTTTTGCTATTTTATTAACACCTTCATTAGGATAAAGAAAGAAAGCATCTGAAGTACCACCTACAAAATATTCACTTCCACTTACATCTTGCACCATACTACTAGCGCTAAGAAAAACTGGTAAGTAAGTTTGTTTATTACCAAGAGTTAAATTATTATCCTCTGGTACAACTATCGAACCCTTTACCCAACCATATCTATAATCTTTAAATAGTTCTGTATCAAAAGTAGTATAGTCTGATAAACTACCATAACTGTTACCTAATGTATCTACTAAACTAATACGTACGCTGTTTGTAGCAAAATCTAAAAAGCCAGGATTTAAATAATTGTTGTAATTTTTACAATCATAATAGTCACTTGATTTTAACTTGGCAACAAAAGATATTCTTTTATTAATAAATTGAGATGCAGAAATATCAAATGTATTATCAGGTAAACCTTCACCATCTAAACCATTACTAGATATATGAAACATAACTGGTTTAGAATATAAATTTTTATCTATCGTAATATAATCAGAATATGTGTTCTTTAGAGGTAAGTTAGTTTTAAAATCTAAATTATAATACTTCGTGTAATTATCTTCGAAATCGGAAGTGTCTAATGTAGCAAATATATAGTAATTTTCATCTTTAACTGAATCGTCGATAAAGTTAAATGCTGCATAACCGCTAGTACCTACAAAAAATGAACCGACGTCTTCACCAGACGTTGAAACAACTAACGAATCCCTATCGAGCTTACCGTATAACAACGTATTATCTAATTTTAACTTATCGATATATTTGTCGGAATATACCGGCAGATTTCTAAAATTCTTTACCTTTTCTCTTTTTGCAAATCTATGTGTAGGTAATAGGTGAGCATAAGGTTCGTCACTCAATTTAGTAAGATCATAATAGAGTGAATTGCTTCCACTGCAATTTAAGAAGAATGAATAACCTTTATTAGAATATGATTGTAAACTATTAAAACTCTCTAAAGTAAAGGTGGGTGAAATTTTACCAGCTGTAAGTTGTAACGTGTCAGCATATATACCAGACAATGGTTTAAATCCAAAATTGTTATTAACAAAATCAAATATAGTAACTTGTTTGTTATATGAATCTAATACAGAATTACTAGAGCATAACATTAACGTCATTGTAACGTCATACTGACCGGGGTAAAAATAATAATGTGAAGATGATAAGCCTTTTACGGGAGTGGACCCATCACCAAAGTCCCATATAACATACACATTACTATAATCTTCAGAATAGTACTCTGTTGGCTTAAACAACAGAGGTGTTTGTTCTAAAGCATAAGATGATAATGATTCAATTTCGAATACATTATAACTTTTAAATTTCCAATATCCTGTCGGCATTTTTAACCTTGTCTAGTAACTACAATTTTATCAGATATATTTTGCAAATCTTTAAAATAAGGATATTGAAAGAAAAGCAAAGGTATATCTTGTTCTGTAAACGTAAAGTCTGAAGTAGGGTAAACAGGATTGTATACTAAAAAGCTAAGCCCATCAGTTTGTATTGTTTCTGTGTTAAACTCTCTAGAAGTGTTTACTGATACAACGCCATCGACATTTAATATATCCTGATTAATATTTCTTATATCTAAAAGTTGACCTAACTCTATATTAGATTGAGAAAAATAATTGTTAAAAATATCTACAACGTCGTTTTTAACTGACGTTAAATCTCTTAGAGAATTTTTACTAACCACGACATTTAAATTTGTAACATCTCCTGTTGCTACAGCATCAATATAATCAGAGGATGCATTAGATACACCAAAATTAACCTCCATGTAAACCGGATCATTTACTACTAACTCAGCAGTAGCACTCTTAATATCATCTAATAAAGTGGTAATAGCATTTTTCTGAGCGATTGAAAGATAACTAGTTCTTATATCTAATGAATTTGTTAATATTTTATTAGGTACTGCAAATATGTATATGTTGTTAAAATCGCATGAGTCAGAAAAGTTAACTTGATTAAAAAGAACTCTTGAATCGTCATTAGGTCTTACCAACCCAATGTCAAAAAAGTATTTTTGGAACACTGATGTATAGTCAAAATTGTTGACGACAGAAGTAGAGCTAATAAAATTACCAAAATTCTTATTAATATAATTTTCATAATCTGTAGTAGTAATTAAACGATATTGTGAATTGAAAAGATTAGGTGCGTTTTGTTTAATTTCGCTTACTGTTTCTTTATCTTTAAAATTGGTAGAAGAGTTTTTATTAGTAAATGAAAGCTTAGCTGCATTCGATCTAGTTATGACATTAGAAAATTCAGGAAGCGTATCAGCTAAAATCCTATTAAACCTTGTCGTGTTATAAAAATAAAGCTCCTGGTTATCTAATTTACCTTTACTTAATTGTCCTATAGCTGCATCAGATTTAAGATAGTAAATTGCTACAGTGTCACCGGGTCTTAATCTCTTACCATTTATATTATTACCGAACTTAATTTCATATTGTTCGTTTTCGTTAAACCTAACTGAATATTTTTTAGATGAACCATTTTCGAGATATAATGAAGTTGTTCGTGTCCATTTTTCCCATTTAGGATTTTTAACATTAGGTAAAATATAAACATCTATACTGTTATTGTCGATGTAAAAATTTGCTTCTGGGTCAGAAGATGCTAAAATAGCAACTTCGTTATCTTCGCCAATTGCTTGAAACGAAGGAAATTCAACAAACTCACCATTATATAATAGAGTGTTATTTTGAAAATCAGTTAACACTTGAACACCAGTAGATGTTTTCTGGAATGAAATATCATTTGTAAAACTGTAAGATGTACCAGAGGTTGTAAAATAACTATATCTTGGGATTGTATATAAATTCTTTTCTAAAGATGAATTAGCTACACATTCAAAAGCAAGGTTAGCTGTTTGAGGTCCAGTTGGGTTATAATCAATTGATTTGACTATCTGATTAATATTTTCATATAACTCTGCTTGACTGAATAAAGACTCAGATGAATTCTTATTTAAATAGTATATTAGTACGTGGTAAGAATAAGCAACGATATCGATGATGGCAGATAAATTACTTCCTTCGTAGTTCTGATCAGTAAAAATTTTCTGGTCATTCAACCTTTCTATAATAAGGTCTTTAAGGCTTATAGCATCAAATGCTACATAACCATTTTGTTTTATTTTAAAATCTGTATCTGCCATATTAATTGTAAAAAGTTATTCCTGTTGAATTTAAAGCCGCTTTAATATTTAAAACGCTATTATTATTTATGAATGGTACTGCCATCGACAACTCAATATTGTATTGTTGATTATCATAATCTACTATAACGTTCACTTCTTTTAGATCAACTCTTGGTTCTTGCACCTTTATTGTATTCCTTACAGCTTCGCCTATCATTTGAGCAGTATCGGTATTGCAAGCTCCAAACAAAAATTGATTTAAGTTTAACCCAAAATTGGGGTTTAAAATTTTATCGCCAGGAAACGTAGTAAATATGTTGACAATGCTATTCTCTATAGCTCCTAAGTCATAACTACCTACTATATCGTTTACTTTTAGATCAGAATACAGCTCTTGCTCTTGTAATTGATCAAATTCAAAATCAAGTTTAACGTCAGCATAAGTAAACTGCTTTTTGTATGTCACATTCTTAGGTTTTTCTAAGTTATTGAATACAATGTTGGCCATATTATTATTTAATACACATTTAAATTAGCTTAAGCGGCATAAATAATATTGTGGAAAAGAAATTCAATAAGATTTATGAATCTTACGTTTCTAGGTATACCAGAGGGGGATTCCTTACAGGAGACTTAGTAAAGGTAAGAAGTGACTTTAAATCAACAGATGGATACAAAAAGTTAACTCCAGAATTCAAACAAGCTTTAGATGATCTAATGGCAAGTGATCTGAACTTAAGAGTATCTGGAATTGAAAACAAATATCCTTCAGCACAACCCGGAAACACAGATAATTCAAGTGGTGAGTTTTCTGTTACAGTCTCTCAAGAGACAGCGCCAGGTAGATATGATGGCTTTTATCAGTTTCCTGATGATATTTTTGAACCTGTAGATGTTTATCCTAACAGGATGCCAGTACCAAATAGCATGGTTAGACCAAATGGTACTGAAATCGACCCAGATACTTTAGAGTATGAAGATCCAGGTATTGGAGTTGATCCTCTTGTTTCGCAAGTTGATGCAGGCTACTTAGCTGACGATCCAAAACAACCTAAGCAAGGAGAAGATAGAGAATTACACAATGTTAATGCTAAAATTGATCAATTCGGAGCACCTGAATTAGATGCACAAGCAATTGGCGGCGGTAATATGCCAGACACTAGCATCTACTTAAAGTAATAAAACAAGAGTAAGCGTTGATTTCTTGATCCATAACAAAGCTTGATTTATAGATAAAGTCGTGACAAGTAACAAGTTGCGACTTTTTCTTTTCCTCATTGATATCTAATTCGTCGATATAATTAAACATCTCTTTTAACAATACAGGATAGTCGTTATTAAATGTATGCTCATTCTTTATAGCTAACTTTCTGCACTTAAGTACATGGCCATGTGATATAAGTTTATACAAATCGCCAATAAGTTTGGATACGTTAGATGAGTCATCAAGCTTTATAACACCATCAGTGTTTAGCTTCTGAATTGTGTTGATAGTCTTTCTAATATCAGGGAAATTATCTTTAACAATCTTATCTAAATCTTCATCACTTGCTGTAATTTTCTCTTCAGCACAGATCTCTTTTATTCTTCTAAGAATAGATTCGTGGTCATGTGTAATGCTAAATGTTTGACATCTAGATTGCAATGCAGGAATAATTCTATGCTTATAGTTAGCAGTTAGAATAAATCGAGTAATAGCACTATACTCTTCCATTACATTACGCAATGCTCTTTGACCATCTTGCGTTAGTCCATCACACTCATCAAGAATGATTACTTTGAGAGGAAATAAACTTTTAGTTTTAGCATAGTTTGTAACTTTGCTTCTAATTGTATCAATACCATTTTCATCTGATGCATTGATATATAAATGGTCACATTCCATGAGTTCATTTACAAAGATCTTTGCAAGAGTGGTCTTACCAATACCCGGACTACCTACTAGCAACACATTAGGTATGCTACCTTTACCAGCAGAGCTATTTATTAACTCTTCAATAGGGTTACCTAATTTAAGACAATAGTCTACAATACGTTTCGGGCGATATTTTTCTACTAAAAGATTATCGAACATGACTTAATAATAATGTCATTACTGCTTAATACAATGTGTCTTCTAAACAAGCAGGATTTTTCTCTGCTCGACCAGACAAATGGTAAGCTTGATTTTTTACTCGTTTAGGAATAATAATTTTTTTCATAACGTAATTGTTAATTTTTGAAGTCCATATATGAACTCTATTCCAAAAACGAAAAGAAAACCTACTTCTGTAATCATCAAGAAAACTTTGTTCAATATCATACATGCGTTCTTGATCTTCTCTTTCTTCTTTTGAAGCTAAATATTCTTTTCTTAGAAGATCTTTTGTATCTAACTTACCGTTCTTAAATGAAAACTTAAAGTCAAAAATATATTCCGTTTCTTCTTCATCTCTAATAAGAGTATAAAAGTTAACATCACCTGTATAATCTTCTTTTATCCATTCAGTATCAACTTTTGTTTCAAATTCATCTCTTAGAAATTTTCTCCTAAATAGTTGTCTGCGATAAATTTTATATTCACCCATTATACAGTCCAAATCTTTAGTTTGAAAATCTGTATCGTTATCAAAATATTTTTCATCTTTCTTATCTAGAACATTTCTTAGATAAGAAACCGGCACTTTAATTGTATCAAACATTCCCATATCTTTCTTTAATTAATTAGTCGTCGCAGCGCCACCTGCGATACGATAACCCTCTAGTTGGTTATCCAGTGTAAGATGTCTTACCATCCCTGTCCAACACGTTGACACGCTTCTCTGTATCTAGATTCGAGATCGTTGGCGATGGAGGCGTTGTACTCACCGACAAAATTTTCATACTAATGCTTCTAATTTAACCTTAATTGATTTAACTTCATAACCTGCATCTTTTACAGATTTCTTTATTTTAGCTTCATACTTTTTCAAAAAATCTTTTCTGTTGTCTTGAAAAAAGCTCGAAAGTTTAAGACACACGCTTTGATTTTTTACATTAAAGGTAATATCTTTTACAGATAGTGAAAACAATTTGGCTAAATTCTTTTTAACTCCAATTGCACAAGACGGGCAGACTAAACCGGGTACAATAATTTCTACATCACATGTAATTAGTTTGTCAACCAATACCGGTTTAGGTGGACCTACTAACATTCTACTATGTGGTGGTACTTTAGCTTGAGTTGTTAATGTAAAAGCTAAAACAATTATAAATGGTAATTTTTTCATTTGTTGTCAGATAATTCTATCGCTTCTCCGAAATTTACAAGTTTGCGTTCACGTTTAATTTTTTCAACGGTATAGTTTTCAGGTCGATATCTTGTACGTTGCCACCATTCTTCATAATCTACAAAATTATCAAATTGTTCAAAACTAATTGGAGAATCAGGAAACTTAATAGTAACATACCAATCATTATTTTTATCACTCTCTTTAGCTCTTTCTACAGCATTTCTAATTTTAATGCCTCCAAATACTTTTACTGCATGTTCGTACGAAACACCATCACGACCTACCTGACCGTACTGTCCTGCAGTATAGTGATCTTTATCAATATGACCGTCAGGACCTATCTTGAAAATAGTCCATTGTCCATTAGTAACATCATCTACTTTATATGTAGGTTTACTCCCTCTAAATGCATGAGCTGGGATATTATCACCCGCTACAATATTAACAAAAACCATTTTCTTCTCTTTTGTAGCTTTTTCAATTGCTTTTTTAGTTACTGTAGAGAGATTACGATTGTAATAATTTAGAGATTTTAAAAAATATTCATCTGCTTTTTTTAGAGGAACATAAATTGTTTTCTCACTTATAATATCATTAATGATAAAATATTCTGTTTGCGATTTAGACTCAAATATTTCTTCACGAGTCTTAATCCCGTCAGTATCATCTGCATGTAAGCTTGCTGCTAGCAGAAAAGGAAGTATATATTTCATGTGCTCTATTATAGCACAATCCGAAGACTAATCAAGCTTTAAGCTTCTTCATTATCTCCAAACAACAAGCGAATGAATTTATTTCTTTATCCAATACGAAAGTGTTCCGATATAAGTATTCGGAAATTAAAATAAGAATATCATTTTTTAAACCTTCTTCAAGGTCTTCTTTTTCATGAGTATAATTGAAAAGAAGTTTAAGAAGAGAGTGATACTCACCGTTAAACTTTTCATCATTATCTGTAAGAAATTGTCTAATGTTATCAGTAATACCAGATTTAATTCTATCAAAGAGATCGTCAACAAACACCTTGTCTGTTTCTTCTTTGTCGATAGTGAGTCTACCATTGACTGTATACTTTTGAATATTGTTAACACATTTTCTAATATCAGGGTAATCCTTTTTGATCAACTTAATGAAGTAATCCCTGTTCTCTTCAGTAAGTGTTATTCGTTCGTAGTTTAAGATTGCACTGCATCTTTTAACTACTTCTAAAATAGGAGGAGTTAAATCAAAGTTTTGGCATCTGCTTTGAAGTGCAGGAATAATTTTATGAATATAATTACATGTTAGAATCCATCTTGTGGTCCTGCTATATTCTTCGATAGCATTACGAAGAGCTTTTTGACTCTCTTGCATAAGACCATCACACTCATCCAATATAATTACATTAATCTTACCCTTTTTAGGTCTTTGTTTTGCATAAGCAATAGCTTTTTCTCTAATTGATTCGATATCATTTTCATCAGATGCATTAATGTAAATGTAATCACATTTAATTAGATCTTTAACGATAATTTTTGCTAAAGAAGTTTTACCAATACCAGGAGGACCAGCAAATAGAAGATTGGGTATCTCATCCTTTTCTTTAAACTGGTTAAAGACGGCATAATTCTCGTCTGTAAGAATTATGTCGTCTAAGGTTTGCGGTCTATATTTTTCAACAAATAGACTATCGAACATATCATTATTTACTATCAGACGAGCCAAATCCATCAGCTCCTCTATTAGTATCAGATACTTCGTCAGCCCATTCAACAATAGGTTGTTGTAGTTTATAAACAACTAGTTGAGCACAACCTTTACCCTTTTCAATAACCGCATCATTATCTGAAAAGTTATAAAGTTTAACACCGAGATCACCTCTGTATTGATTATCGATAACCCCTAAGTGAGGTTGCAAGCTATGTTTAAACCCCAATCCTGATCGAGGTTCAATTCGAAACCAATAACCTTCAGTAATGTCGGCTAAAGTCAAACCTACCGGAACAACTGCACTACCTCTTGCAGGAATAGTTGTATCTTCTACACTGAACAAATCATATCCAGAGTCACCTGTCAAACATGCTTCGTTGTTAACCGAAGGAAGTTTTGCATCATCATGCGTCTTTTTGAATTTAATCTTTAATGGTGTGACATCTGCATACACCCAATTAGTACTAACATCATTCATATCCTTATGATATAACATAATCTAAAATCATCAACACATATCAGCTTCATCAATATCAATAAAGCGTAATAATTCATAAACCTTTTCAGTTTTCATATCATAAAAATAATTCAAAGGTGAATCATTGTCTAAATTTTTATGAGGTGCATCTAGCCAATCTTCTGCATTTTCTGACCCCACTACAGCGCAAACTTCATTTACCAAATTTGCAAATTCGATCAATCTATGATTCGGAATATTCATTAACATCATTCTAATTGTTGTACTAGTTAAAACCACTATTAAATATATATTGTGGACGACATACCTGGACATGAAATTGGGGATTTAGTTGATCAGTTAAAAAACGCTGATCAGTATCTAAAGAAGCCAGAAAAGGCTAAAGAGGAGTTCAATCTCGACCCTGAAGAGTTAGAACAATTCGTGTTAAACAATGCTGGATCATTAGTAAAAAAATCTATCGATATGGTAGACGAAGTAAAGCAGTATGTTGAAACAGCTCCGGAAAGTAGAGACGTTTCAAGTTTATCAGAACTTATTAACGCATCATCTTCTGCTATTGAAACGTTGAGTAAAATATTGGTACAAAATAAGAAAGATAAAACTCAACGTACAGTTAAACAAATGGATATAGAGGGTAAAAAGCAATTAATGCAAGGTGAGTTTAATGCTAAAATGATGCTTTCTAGAGATGATGTAATGAATGAATTGTTTAGTAAGGTGAAAGAAGAAGAAGTAAAAAATATTACGCCTGTTGAACCCCAAGAATAGTCATACTATCTAATATATTTTTAAAAGCACCTACTTCTTTTTTGAGGTAATCTGTTTTCTTTTCTAGTCCTTCTAATGTCCAACCAATTGCTCCTTTTTGTTTTGATTGAAGATTGTCTTCTAAATCTCTAGGATTGTATTGTTCATAGAAAGCAATAATTTCATATAGGTCTCCAAAAAATTTGGTTAACTCTGATTCAAGATCTTCTTTTGCTATATTGTATATTCTATCATAGTGGTAATAATCTACTACTAAGTTGCTTCCATGGGCCTCTTTACTATCAGAGTAAGGTACAGATAATTGGTACATGTTGTGTCTAAATGTACTTGTAACAAATCTGGACATGTAAGCTGTTAACAGCTTGGTATCAGGGCTAATTTTATTCTCTATAGATGTTGCATAGTTAACAGGTACCAACTGTTCGTTTATATTTGGAGATGCAAGATCAAAATCTACATCAAATATAGCTAATAAAGAATCATCTGGTAAATAGTCTACGTTTCGTAGCAAGCCAATACTATCAGAAATGTCTTTAAAAATCTTAACGTTATCTTTTAATGATTTGTAAAACTTTTCCTTTACTGGAGACATTGCTGTAATAAATCTTTCGAACCAAAAAATTCTAAATTGTATTTCGTTAAACTTTAACAACCCGTCTTTATCTAAGCTTTCAAATATTTGTGTCTGAGATAAAGTAGGGTTAAAATTTACTTTTGATTTACTCCATAGAATAAAATCAGTTAGATCATCTACACCATTAACTAATAACTCTCCGAAGTTTGTAGCTTTATCGTATAAGTCCTTTTCGTAATATACATTAAGGTCATAAAAATTTGGATCAAGAGTTTTGAAAAATTTATAACTCATTTAACCTCCTTAATTTTAGGGTTATCAAACATATATGTCTTAATTCCGACAACGTTATTAGAATAAGTGGACCTGCTAAAAATGTGCTGTACCTGAACAGCAAAATAAGTACCCATCACTTTGTCATCATACTTACTATTTTGTACACCTCTTTGTCTATCAAAACTGAAAAACTTACCAGCACTTCTAAACGTTAAACCTTTTAGTTCTAATTCAATAGCGTTGTTTAAGAAAATCATATTTTTAAGAATTTCGTTTCTACCGGGACCTAATCTCTGATCAGGTTCTTTATCATTAATAGAAAATGTATTTTTGTAGTTAATATTATTCTTTCTTATTTGATTTAAAAATGTATTGGTTGTAATATTATCACCAGAGACAAATAGAGGAAACTCTCCATCACCTTTAACAAAGAATGAATAATAGTCATCCATAGTCTTCTTAATATTGTTATTCGTTAAATCTATCTGAAATTGTTTATCGTTTAACTGATAAGAGTGCACTGCTGTGGTAATTAATTTTGATTGTGTGTCCTGACCTCTCATATTATGAAAGCTATAATTTTCTACCATTGAGAAGTCATTAAAAGTTAAATTGTTAAAAGGTGTATTAGGGGTGCGTTTCTTTAAATTTTGTGTATATCTTGCAGCTGATTCTGTACCTAAGTATATTGTTTCTAAGTGAATATTACCCCCTGCAGTACCATCTTTACTTTGAAAGATAGCATTTTTAAAATAATCTTTATAACTAATAAGAGTGTATAATTGAGAGTACCTATCCTTTCTTAGTATACATGGATCGTAAGGAGTGTTAGAAGAAGTATGTCTTTGCAAGACGTAATTAATATCGTCTAACACACAACTTTCACCCGGTGATGAATAAAACAATTCAGTTGCACCTCTACTAAACAAATTGTCATTAATAACTGATCCGTTTTGTTGAGTACTTTCGCCAGAGCCTCCTTTATCTAACCCTTGAATGATTAAATTTTTAATTATTTCACCAGTATATATTTGACGCCCGTCATCATCTGCTCCTTCAAGATTACTACCTTTTGCGTATTTAGCTGAACTAAAGAAAAGATTTTTTTCTCTCATTAGCTCAATATCAGCATCTACAAAATTTAATTTTTTATATTTTATATCAGGTTGATCTGGAGCATTAAAGTCTTCATTACTCGTAATTGAAAATGTATAAAATAAAGTAGATATGGGTTTTATATCTTGAGAGTCAGAACCTTCAACTATGTCTTCAATTTCAGGTTCAATATAGACAACCAAATAATCTCTACAATCATTTCTAAAAAAGAATTCATCTAATACAGACCCATCTTCATTTTTAGGTTGCCTTGAAAAATAATTTTCTTGTTGATCTAATTGAATGTTATAATTGCTTCTTTCAATAGCATCATTTTGGTTTCTAATAATGATTGTACCGCTTGCAGCTATTTCTAAAATGTTATCATTAATTTGTAATAATTCTATTGCATCATTAGCTAAGCCAAAATATTGACCATCACCGTTCATTAAAAATACAAAAAATTTATAATCGACATTATCTATTCTAAAATTATTACTACCTTTAGATAACGATTCATCAATTATTGGATCACCTATAAGATGTGGTTTGGTTTGAAAGTTAGGCATTTTTTTGTATCTGTATTTGTGTGAGTACTTCTTCTATAAATTCAGGCTTTATATATCTTAACACTGTTCCTGTTTTAGGTAAAATGACAGGGTTAGTTATCCTGTTTATTTCAGTAATCGTCCACCACAAAAATATAGTACCATAAATGTTATAACTTATAATAGTCCAAGGCACGGATCTATCAAGAGAAAAGTAGTTAACAAATTTATCGTCTATTTCATCAGGAAAAGATATAGATTTATTTAAATTATAAAAATAGTGATTATTATCGTTTAAAAATAATCTAAAAATATTTTCGTATCTATTTCTACCTAAATTAGGCAAACCAGGAATGTTTGACTGATATATGCCTTTTGAATTGTTAGCTGTTTCTGTCAAAGTCTATAACTCCCCCCTTCACCGTACGATTCTACGATATCTTGAGCCCATTTAAACGTACGAGCATTTGTTTCTTTTCTGTAATAACCATCGCCTACTTCTTCGGTAGTAGTACCGGTAGAAGTTGAACCTGTAATTTCACCCACTTTAATAATTTTCTCTTGAATAGAAGAGAATAATAAATTCTTAGTCTGAGCAATCATAGGTTGTAATGTCATTCTTATTTCATAAGCATCAGGAACAATAGCTTCAATAACTGAAGGTATTTTTATACCATCATGAGTATAAGATATCCCTTTAGTATCTATATTCATCATTCTTGTACTACCTTTATAGTTGATCGTTAAGCTACTTATGAAGCAATAAGGCTCTCTTCTATTACCTGGCATTTGTATGTCATACACTACAGGAGGTTCAACAATAATTTTATCTTGCCTTAAAGGTAAGTTCTGATATAACAAAAGAAGAACTAACTTAAAGTTATTACAAATGTCATCATAAGTCGCAGGGTGGGTGTTATATAACGGAAACACCACTTCAATGGGATCACCTTCAGATGGGTAATCATAATTTTTTGCTCTTTCAATTTTTGCACCACCAGCTTGTTGTAAAAGTCTAAGAGTACCTCCTAAATATTCAGCTGCTTCGGTCCCAGCTCCCACCAAATCAGTTAAATCTTTGGTAATGTTTGTAGCACCGCCTTCACTAAATTGACCTCTCTGATTTAGTACTGAAGTATTAAGGTAGGGTAATTTATAATTAAAGCCAGTAGGAGCAAGAATATAAAGTCTTTGATATGGAAATAATACCTTTTCTAAATCAGGGTTTGTAAAATGTTGAAAGATGGAAACGTAATTTTCATACCCTTCACTTATTTCATTAAAAATATTAGGTATAGAAGATACCGTACCTTTTAATACACCTAAAGTAGCACTTAAAGCAGACCCTTCTCTGACATTTTCATTACCAGCTGGTTCTACTGCACCTGTTGGAGATATATTTTGTACTGCTGTATTTTGCTCACTGTCACCAATTGTAGAAGTATTTCTTAATAGTTCATCATATACACCTCTCACGTAGCCGAAACCTTCTACATCTAATAAAGATGAAAGAGAGTATAAAGCTTGAGCAATTAAATTGTTGACGAGAAAAAACTTCTCTTTCATTATAATACCAGGAGGCGGGTCAACTAGTTTTTTATCTCTTTTTCTAGAATATTGTGGGGAAATAGTCCACATATAATCTTCTAAAACGTTAACATAAGTCATTAAACCTTGACTACCTGTTAGCAAGCTAGAATTAAGAGCATTTAGTCTGTAATTTTTTATTTGACTAAAAGGTGTAACCGGTACGTTCCATGTACCATTTTTTGTTTGACCGTTTTGCTCTGTGGTAACAACAGATGCTAGTTCCTGCGATACACGTGCTGCTGTACCGGGCATTATAAGAGGAGTATATTCAGATCTTAAATCGATTGAATCAGCTCCTACAAATGTATAATTTAAACTAGGCATTATATATATTTAAATTAAAAATCGTTTGCTACTCCTTTTCGAAATGTACTAATACCACCTTCAACCGAAAAATTATAGTTATAAGTAGGAGCACTAGTTACGGTATTATTACTAGCAGCTTTATCGTCTTTATTGATTATGGTATCAATCAGTTTTTGCATTAAATTATTGTTTAATTGTGACTGTTCTTTTAAATCTTTGACGTCAGATTCTCTAGTTTCTAATAAATTTAAATGAGCTGGGTCATATGGAACTGGTGTTTGAGCTGATACAACCGCTTCCTTAAATGCTTCTCCTGCTTCTTCTATGAAACGATCTTTTTCAAATTGATCATATAAGCTTTGGTCAGGTTGCATTTCCTCTTTAGGCATTTCTTCTTGTTGCTCTCTCTTGTTTTTAATATTTTCAATATAAGCTTTATCAACCCTCTTTTGAAAATCTTCATCACTTTCATCAAAAATGAAACCTTCTTCTCTTTTCATTATGATACCAGCTTCTTCAAGAGCTTTTAGCCTCTTCTCTAAAAGAGTCATTCTTCCTTGTTCACTTTGTTCATCAACAGCTTTAGCATCTTTAATCGTGTCGTATATTTCACCTGGTGTTTTTATTGCGCCAAAAGCTTCATCTATTTTGTTTTTAACGAAATCTATTGCTTCTTGTATTAGATCACCTATTTGATCAATCATATCAAAAAACGGGTCTATGATTTTTTCATTAACCCAAAGTTCCATATACTTGTTAATACTAATATCACCATAAGCAGGTACCCCTGCACTTAATGGAGCAGTAAACCAATCAATACCACTATCTATTAATCTTAAAATTGATGAAACAGGGTGTTCAAAATCACCCGGTGTTAATTTATCTAAGAAGTCTGCAAAATTTTCAATACTAGGATTTTGTGCTAAAGTTGCAACAGCTCCTCCTACATTTGATAAGTATTTGTAAAAAGAGGTTTCTTTAAAACTACCCCAAACATTTCTCATTGCGTTTGCTATCGCGTTACCACCTGCGGTAGTAAATGAATCCGAATCTTCTAGCATTTCTATACCATCAACATCATAAAACCAACTAGCTAACCATTTAGCAGCTTCGAACATTGCAGGGTCTCCAGCTAAGGTAGTCATAAGGACTTTACCAAAGCCTTCAAGAGAAGGAGCAGTTACAAAAGCTTGAATAGCTTCGCCTGATTTTATAGCCCACCCAATCATTGGAGCTTTTTTTAACATACCCCAAATTACGGTAGTTATAGATTCGAAAAACGAAGGTGGTCTACCTTCTCTTTCTTCAAATTCTTCAGCTTCACTTTCATAAAGGTAGTTAAGAAAATCTATACCAAGACCAATTGCAGTTCCAACCCCTGGGAACAAATAAGCTATACCTGCTGCTACATTAGCTACACCAGATAACATTTTTGCTGGTTCACCGGTGATCATTTTAGCTGCAGCTTCACCTAATGATATAACTAAACCAATAACAGGTAATTTTTTTAATAACCAAACTCCACCTGCTTTACCACCGCTTATTATACCCTTTAACCATTTATTATCCTTAAGTGCAGTTTTTATTTTGTCAAAATGTTCACCAAATTTAATTTCACCAAATGCTGCTGGAATTATAGAAAAAATAGATTTAAAACCTTTAGTAAATGTCTTTAATATATCTTTAGTAAACTTACCAATTCTAGTTTCAGCAATTTTATTAAGAACAGTTGCAGCACTTTCATATATTGCTCCGCCTTTGCGTAGTGGACTAGTAAGTGCTTTAAAAGTACCAGTGATTAGACCTGTAACTGTGGTTGCTATATTTCTTAAAAACCCACCTTCTTTAAGAGAATTAGATACCCCTTTTATAATGTTCGGAATTGCAGCTCCAATTCCTAAACTAGCTACAAGAGATCTCATTTCCATCCCCATGCTAGTTAATATCATTGCTATACCAGCACCAACAAACCCATACCAAAATCTGTTTTTCCAAATCGATTCTTTATCAATATCAACACCTTCTGGTAATTGTAGTATATTATTTGCATCTTGTTTTAACGCAGACGCCATTTCATTCAAAGCATCTGGTGAATAGCCGTCAACAAAAACTTTTTCTTTTTCTTGTACAACTTCTCTTGGTTCATCATCTTTTTTGTTAGAAATTTTTACTACTTTATCTACATTAGAGAGGCTTTGTGAAATACTTTCAAGATATTTTTCAGACTTGTTTAACTTGCGTAATAAACTCTTACGAAGCTTTAATAAAGAGTCATCTATTTTATTTCCTAGAACTTCGGCACTAGCAGCATACATTTCTGCTTGTTGCTCATTATTTGAAACTTTTTTCTCAAATTCAAAACCAAATGCTTTGAATTTTTTAGATATTTCAGAAGATACTTGATTAAACAGTTCAACATTAACAGATTTTAAATCTGCAGGTTTACTATGCTCAGCATTTTTTTTGACTAATTCAGCTAGTTTCTTAACAGCTTTAGCTAATTCTAATATAGACGGATCTTCCGGCATCTATATTATTTATCACATAACTGTTAAGAGAACAATTGATTTGATACATCGAGTTTTACACCATCGACGGTAGTGACTTCAGTTTCAACCTTTTTGACTTCTTCAATGAACTTCATAATAAGTTTTACGAAATTACCAGGTAAAGCTTCAATTAGTTGAATTTTTTCATCATAACTCATTTCGATTAAGGAAATTGTTTCTTTTTCAATCTTAATAGACTTAATAAATTTAAGAATTTCACTAATGTATAGTTCACTTACTATAGTATTGGTAGGAGTATCTTTGTTAATTAACTTAGATACAGCATCATTTATTTTTTCTTCGTACTCGATAGTAGGTACACTTACCTCAGCAGTAATGTCTCTGTTAGTGATATTTTTAGTATCAAAAAGTTTACCATACTTGTAAGAGGTTACCTTTTTAATAACATCATCAATATTAACATCACCTTCTTCTGTATCCAAAGTATCACCTAAAGAGGAAGCACGATATGCAAGAACGATAGCAAGACGATCAAATTGATTAAGACTATTTACATCTACACCGTCGTCACAATTTTCAGCAATAATATTATTAAACAACTTATTAAATGTAATAACTTGCGATGCATCTTCCGGCATAGCAGCTAATATATTTTTCTGTTGTCTTAAAGTAAAGGGTAAAAACTTAACCTTTTTATTGAGTGAAGGAAGAAAGACCACGGGGCCTTTCTTCTTATTAAGTTCTTGGAGTTTAGTTAAAATATTAGAACTACTTGTACTCATATATCTATTTACTATAGGCTTCTAACATATCAATAACTTCACGTTTCATATACGGAGTGTTGTATTTTGTCCAAACTTTAGCTTCTCTATCATAATAAAAACAAGCTAGCTCGCCTACTAATTGACCTGTCAAGATAGTTTGCATATATGCATACAAACTAAGTTGAAGAGAGTAAGTAGTATACTGACACTCAGGTAAATGTGAAAGAGGGTTAAGCATGTAACCACCATATTGGTTTGTGAAGTTAAACGCTTTGTTGGTTTTAAAATCGTAAAGGTTAAAATATTTACCATTATTTTCAAAAACATCAGTTGTACCTGCAACTTTATGTTCATGCAACCAAAGACGTTTTTCTGGTTCAATTTTTTTACGATCAGGTTCCCATATAGATTCTATAGGTTTGACATAGTTATCATAATCATCACTAGATACTGTTTTATCATGAAGCCAATCTTCCATTACTAGGTGAATGCTAGTACCATAATCACAAGCAGCTTTGTTATTCGTCTTCCAACGTTCTTTAATTTCTTCTTGAGATACTCCTTCTTTATCAGCTACGCGTTTAGAATGCTTTTCTACATCGAAAGGTATTTTAAATTTACCTATAAGAGTGGTAGCGCTAATATATTTTTCTCTAGTAAGAGAGTTAATATAAGAATGCTTTTTAGGGTCAAATTCGATCATTAAAGGTATTATAGCACCGAACTATAAAATACCATTATCGTCGTCGTCTTCTTCATCGATATCTTCTTCTTGTATAAATTCAATTTCTTCGTCGTCTATAGAAACCAAAACTTGAAGACAAGAAACAATATACTTACGACGTTTTTGTTTGAAAATTTCTACAAAGTTTAATCTTCCTAATCTAGTAGAAACCGGACCATAATATTTTTTCGGTATGTATAATAATATTGAACCGTTTTCGGGATCCAAAATTACTGTATCACAGAACTCTTCACATACACCATAAGCCAGTTTTAATAAATCCTGGTCCATATGTATATTTATGGAAAAATTACTGTCTATTTTGAGGTGTGCCGTTATACCAATGCGCTCTTGCGTATAACGTGCCTGCAGGCCCGGCAGCACTAAGTTGATCCGTCTCAGACATTCCCATTATAACAAATTTTTGTCCATCAGGAATATCGAATTGGTTTAAAGAAGCGGGGTCAACAGATTCAGAATTACCACACTTAATGCTAAGTGTACCACCGGTTGTGTTAAAAATAACAACTTCACTACATTTAACCTTAATATCAGGTTTAACATAAGCACCACCGCCAGGCAATGTGAATGCAATATTATAGCAGTGATTTAAATTAACGTATCTTGTATCTGACGGTATCGCCGGTAACGTTGGATCATATGACATATAGATATTTATTCTCCATATGGTTTGTATTTACCCGATGCCATTAATTCCTTATTTTTTTTGACTAATTCTTTACGTTTTGTCCCGCCAGCTTTCTCATCAGCAATAACTTCATTAGTATGTACTCTTAAAAATTTCCATCGTTTTTCTACCGCTTCAATAGCCTCTTCTAATGTTTCATAGTATATAGGAGTATCATCATAGGTATTGTTAAAGCTTTGGTTAAGTCTGTAACCTTGAGCTAAAGGTTTATAAGTGGTTTTTTCAAATACATGTTTGGTTGCAGGATCTACTTCACCTTTTTCATATCTCATTACTGAAAGATACCCGGTATCATAATCTCTAATATACCAAACATTACCGGAATCACTTTTATGCCAAGTGTGCCAACGATCGTAATCTTTCATTAATTATAAACCCAGACGTGCACTTTCTTATTATGTTTTGCTTTAGGAACAAAACCTTCATCTACCATGTAAGTAATAACGTTATCCACGAATTTTTTAGTTTTTTTATCACCCATTTTAGGGGTTTTAATAAAAATATTCTCATTCTTAGTTAACGCTATATCGCAGTTAAGAAGACTTAAGTATTTTGATCCAAAGGTCAATAATTTTAGATCGGGTACCTTTTCAAAAAAATTGGCCATACCTCATCAAATACTTATTGTTCGATGAAGCCTTTATCAAGCGAATAAACTAGTTGTGATTCATTAAAATAAACTTCCTTAATTTCTTGGAATTTCCAATTAATGCCATCTTGCACTTCTTTATGGGCTTCCATTGCAGAAAATGCATTAACATTGACGATCTCATCCGCGGCAGGATTCAATCCAGACATATCATCTCTGACACCAACAACAACTTTATAAGCATTTGTCTTCATACGTAAAATTATATGAAAAATCTACTACTAATCAACTAAATATTTTTATGTTAGGAATAAGCAGTCTTATATCTGGTTTAGCTGGACCGGTATCTGGAGTGATAAACAAGTTTATCTCCAAGAAAGAAGACCAAATGAAAGCGCAAGCTGAGCTTGATAGAATTCAAAAAGACTTTGAGAAAAAGTTAATTGATCAACAAAGCCAGATGTTAAATGCACAAAAAGACTTAATAACCGCAGAGGTTACAGGTCACCCTTTCCAGAGAAACTGGAGACCAGCACTTATGTGGATTATTATTCTTATCATTGCTAACAATTATCTTGTCGCTCCCATCGTTAATCAATTGTCCACTGTATTTGGTTGGGGAACTATACTCCCGTTGTTAGAGCTACCGGATAAGTTGTTTAATCTTATGTCTATAGGCTTGGGAGGTTATATAGTAGGCAGAAGTGCAGAGAAGATAGTTCCTCAGATGGCAGAATCCAAAGCTCTTATTACTGCAGGAACTACTCCTGAAAAGCTTGAAAAGAAAAAGGCCGCTAAACAAGAAATAGAAGAACATGTAAAAGAGATAACAAAACCTAAGAAGGATTTAGGTTTTAGATTCTAAATAAAGCAGTACTCGTACCTCTTTTTAAGATAGCAAGAGAACTCCATTTATCTAAATTAATGTTTTCGAAGAGCTTTACTTTTGGTCTTGGGTGTAAGAAATGAACTTGACTACCTTCAATGTCATAATCCCCTACATTTGTACAATAAACGTGAGTATACCTATCAGAAAAGTTTAATTGCATTTCAACGTCACTAAAGCTTTCATGCAAAAGCTTATAGATAGAAGGTAAATTATTGGTACCTGAAGCTTGATATAATTCTAATAATTTCTTTTCGAAATTAATAGGTTCGGAAAATTTAACGTGTTTGGATACTTTATTTACTTTTTCGTATGGACTATTATGTGTAGAAAAATATTTTTCTAGAAGAATGTTATTGTCTTTGTCCATACATATATTTATCCGAATAAGAGATTATCTTTGTTACTTTTTTCTTCGTAAACTTTATTATAGCATTCTGAGCATAATTGACCGCACCCTTCTACATAGTAATTTCTATAATCAATATGTGTATTCTCAGTGTAAGGTGTGTCGCATTTGCAAATCACGCACTTGTCAAGTTTAACTCCGTCAGTTTCAGTTATTAAGTTGTTCATAAAGCTTCATAATATTCTATTACAACTGAACCAGATTGTGATGATCCAGATTGATAAGAACCAGCAGATCCAGGTCCTTCGCTACCCCAAAAGGATGCCTCACTATCATAAGATCTATTATCTCCTTTACCGGAGGGAATGTTAATTACATCACCTAAAGCAGCTCCTCCTGGTACCGTATTAGTTTGAGTACCAGTAGCTACTTGACCAACACCCCCTGCAGCTCTAAATGTCTGCAGTGTGTTAGATGAATCATAAAATTTTAACCATGTTGATTGTGCAGAATCATAATTACCACGGAAGTGATTACCAACCCTATAAGTAATTGTTCTCATAGAAGGGTCGCTAGATATCTTAGCATAAAAAATTAATGCACCACCCGGTGCACCTGAAGCAGCACCACCTGTCATGTATATTTTTACTATACAACCCGGGTTGTTAGGTAAAGTAAATGCTCTTTGGCCTGATGTAGTATCTACATGTAATTTAGGTACACCTGCCCATGTTATTCTACCTGTGTCGTCTACATTAAAACCAGCACCCGTTTGTACTCCAGCAGAGTTATACTTATCACCTGCATTATTCAATTCTTCATTACCAATAGATACAATATCTTTAAATGAAACATTAGTTAATGTATTATCAGTTTTTCTACCAATAACACTATTTTGATTAACTGCTAATCCTTCAGCTGCAGATTCTGTATTTCCACTGTTACCTAACAAACTTACAGGACTAATGGAAGAAAGTTTACTAAAAGGAATTTCTTTTACCTGAAGTTTATTGTCATCTGTAAATTGAATGGTTTGGTCATCTACTAAAACATTCATCTTACTGTCGGTATCAACCTTTAAACCTGTACCAACTTTAGCAGCAATTCCTAATAAATCGTAACCAGATAATGCAAATACATCTAAAGTTTCATTAGATAAACTTCCAGAATATCCTGTTTTTCTTGCATATAAATTACCACCGAATGTAAAAAAATCACCAGGCATTGGACTCTCTGCAGCAACTAAACTAAAATCGCTAATATTACCAAGATATTTTACACCCGCAGCTTCACCGGTACCGCTACCATTACCCACAAAAAGTCGTTCGGTGTCGGTCGTATAACCGAGCTCACCTTCTTCTAGCACTATTTGTTGTCTTTGACTATTAGAACCTTTACGAACTAATGACCTTATAATTGTGTTTTCTGTAATTTCTACGTTAGCCATGTTATCTAAATTTAATTAATGTTGCAGTAAAAAGAGTATTACCATCATCAGCTGTTAATTGATTAGATGGATCTTGTGCAGGTAATACTACGCTTGTAAAAGGTTGATTATATGCATAAGGAGAAGTTAGTTTATAACTAGTATAAAAAGCTGAGTTAAGTTTGGATACATCAGGAGAACCAGATGTAGAGTTAGGTGTAAAATTAGTTGCACCACCTAAACCTACATTAATACGATTTACAACACCATCTGTATAACCTTTCTTTGATGAAGTAAAAGTCATAGTTGATGTACCAGAGTCATACGACACTGCATAATTATTAGCAAATGCTGTATGAGCTTGTAAAGCAGAAACAGTACTGTCACCTAAATTATCAGGTGTAGTATCGCCTGATATATCGACTTCAATCATATAAGATTTGCGCCCTCTTCTGTATGAAGTATTGGAAATGTCGGGTGCTGTTCCACCTCCTGTAAAATTATACCAAACACAATATCTGTTATCATCAGCATCATAAACTAAAAAGTACTTACCATCTAATGCAGCTGCTGGTGTAGGAAATGAATCAATTGTATGAACTGAACCAATACCTAAAGTAGTAAATGTTTTATTTGTTGTAGTTAAGCTTAACCAACCTAATTTTGAAATTCCTAATTTACCAGATGTGTTATCACCTGCTGAATAACCACTACCTTGTTTACCTTCACAATTTGCAGCTTGTTCATAAGTTACATCAGCAGCAGTACCGGTACTAATACCGTATGTAGCTGGATCAGGACCTTGAGCTAATGTTGCGTCAAATGTAGGTGTATATCCTTTATCTAAATCGTGAATGTAAAGCTCACCGGTGGACGACCCTTCCCAAACATCAAACTTTCTTTCACCATATTCATTTTCTATGAATCTAATTGCGTCAATAATATTTGAAATTAAAGTTGCTTGAGTTGAATTGTAATCACAAGCAGCAATGGTATATTGAGGGTAAGCTGCACTAAATGCATCTTTTGCTGTATCATCACCTGCAGACTGAATAAACACGGCATAATAATTACCGCTTCCAGAAGGTAAGATAAAACACTTATTTTCGTAATTAGTATCAACGGAAGTATCACCACCTACATTGGTTAATTTAATATTATTATTTGAACCTTGATCATCTACGAATGCAGCAGGTAAGGACGTATTAGTTATAACACCTGGAAAATCTTCCCTATTTAAAAAGTAAAAAGGTGTTGTTAAATTATCACCAGAAAGTGTAGTAGAAGAACTATCATTTTGTCCTGTTACTCTTACAATAGAGTCACTTCTTGAAGATGAAGTAGATTTAAACGACCCTGAAATACGTGAACCGTCAATTTTATCAGCAGTAGATCTGTTAACACCTTGTAATAATTTATTAGCATCAAGATCAGTAGCAATTGGAAAAGTAGGTGAATTATTAACCTTAGTAAATTGAGATGCAGTCATGAAACCCGGATTGGTATTATCAGCATTAGAATGGTGTTGGTCTGTACCAGATTCGTAACAACCTAAACTGCCATGAGAAATATCTGTAAGATTACCTACTACTATTTCATTACTACCATTAAAAGATAATAAAGCTGTTGTTTGAGAATCAGAGGCTAAATTAACATAAGGATCGTTACTACCATCTAAAGCTAAACCAGCTCCGACTGTAGATAAAGTCATTCCTGAAGCTTTAACAGATAAAACATTTTTAGAATCATATTCTAGCGTAGTGCCATCTACTTTGGGGTTTAAATTAACCCAATTATCAACACTATTAAAGTCAGTCCCGGTTAAAGAATAAAAAACATTATTTTGATAAGTAAAATCTCCGGGTTCAGCATAGGTTATATCAGCAATACCTTGAACTTGGAAATTATAAGCTCCTACAGGCTTACCTCCTAATAGAGCACCGTCACCTACATAAACTCTTTTGGTGTCAGTAGTATAACCTAATTCACCTTCGTCTAATACAACTTTCTTTCTATCTAGGTTTAGACCTCTTCTTAATTTTATCTTTGCTGCGTCTACCGTAGGCATATATGATTATTTATTACTCTAGCTTGAATCTAAAGATTTTGTGAAATCATATTCATCAATATATTTTGAGACAAGATCTTTTTGAATTCTGAAATTTTTATGAACTGTACTAGCGTTCATACAAATTAATGTTCCATGAAGATAAGCTTTTGTTACTTTCGTAACCGCGGAAATGCTAGTTCCCTCATCCTCATTACTTCTTAACATATAAAATATAACAGGTTTACCATTAACTTCTGCATTCATTGCACGTTGTTACTTTTTTAACCTGTACCAATATTTCGTCATTGGTGCCCTTACGTTCAGTGTCAGTAGCACTTTGTACAGTTGCACTGCAACAGTTCAAGTTACCGTTATATTGATACAACTCAACTTGCTCCCCAGGAGTAAAGTTCATATCTCTACCGGTGTCAAGATAACCTACAGCAGGACATCCATCAACCATCAAATTAATACCGTATCCATTCATAACATAGATACAACCATCCTGAGCAGTTACAATATCAGGATCAGCTTGAGGTGTTTCATTAGTAGGGGTAACGCATGCACTTGTTACGCATGTAGTAGCTGGTGCAGGTTCAGTACAACTAGTTGATGCAGTAGCAGGACTAGTTTCAGTATATGGTTTAGGTTCGTTAGTACAACAACCAGAGACTACTTTTGTTGTCTCATAAAAATCGATTTGTTCTGTACATGTTGTTGTTACTTCAGGTGTGCATGTTACTTCAGGTGTAGCAGTGCAAGTAACTTGAGGTAACGGTACAGGTGTTTCAATTGAACATGTCAAATTAGGTTTACAAAAATTAGTGTCAATAGGTTTATACTGATGACAATTTTTTTCAGGTTTCTTAAATTGGGTAGAATAAGGTGATGTTCTATAACCATATGCAGAACAACAATTAGGTGAAGTGTTAATTGTTGAACAATTAGGTTTATTATATGAAACGGGCTGAGGTGGGTTAGCAGGACTAGAAAATGAAGGAGTGGTGATAGGTGCTTGACAATTAACAGGGTTTGCTGGTGATGTCAAACTTGGTGTGCTAGTAGTAGCTACATACATTCTACAAGTTTGTTTTCTTCTCCAAAGTAGTCTTCTAAGCCATCTGAACATAAAAATAGTTATAGATTAGCTATGTTAAATCAACTATTACGCTGTAACAATATTAGTAATTATACCGTTAGTAATAGTTAATGTAGCAGTACCTGTTGGGGTGTTCAATACTAACTCTTGAGTTGACCCCATTAAATTGTTAATATAAAATTCTTCAGCACTTAAGGACATTACGCTCAATCCTGTATACCCAGAACTTAAAGTTTGAATACCAGAAGTAGAGTTATATGTAGAATCAATTAAGTTAGTGAATTGTTCTTGAGAGGGTACATCGCCTGTTTCGAAGTACCCTTTGAGAGTCGTAATGTCCTGTCTTGCCATGTATTTATTTATTAACTAGCAACTGCCGCAGCAATAATTTACTCTTTCAGCTGTACTTGGGCAATTTGTCGCTGCCGCTCTATCAGCTGTACTTGGACAAGAGGCCGCTGCACTTTGACATCCACAATCAGAAGAGCCGCAACATGTTGCAGCGCAAGTAGTTGCCCTATCAGCTGTGCTAGGACATGTTGAAGATGTAGGTTGACATTGGCTAGAATATGACTGGCCACCGCATGATGTTTCGTAATTACATTCGCTCATAACAAAATTATTTAAGCGTCTGCTGGTGGTTGTCCTTCAGCCGGGACTGGCTCTGCTGGTTGCTCACCACCAGTTACTTCGGGTCCTCCTCCTTCAGGCGGTGGTCCAAAATCAGGTGGTAGGCCAGATCCTCCACCGGCTGGGGGAGGTGCCCCTGTACCGGGTTCCATCCCCTCACCTTCGGCTCCACCAGAGGCAATCGCCTCTCTCCAGTTAGGACCGCTAGCTTCGATTTGAGCTAACTCCCATTGAAGTTCTTTATCCTTACGTAAAAATTCTCTGTTAGCTTTTACTTCAATATCAGTCCAATCGAGGTACTTTTTCTGTGCCCAAGTATTAGAAACATATTCACTATTAGTAAGAGAACTCCAATTACCTACTCTAAGTTCAAGCTTTTGTTGTTCTCTCATTTCAAAGAAATTAGAGGGTACATTAAAAGCAATATCTAAATGAAGCTCTTTTAAATTAAATTTCTCCCATAACTTTTTAAGTTTAAGGTGAGTTATAAATCCATTTTTTAAACCAGCAGCAAACTGCATTTGCATACGAATAATGAAACGAGCAAATTTAAGTTCTTCTCTTAATATGTCCGTACCATCTTGAAACGATTGTTCTGGGTTTAATCTAGTTACAGGTACTTTAAGAGATTTGTACAACTTCTTCATGAAGTACATTAAGTCTTCTAACTCTCCTAAATTTTGACCACCTGCTAATGTTTTAACATCTGTACCTTCACTACCTGCTCTTTTCGCAAACCAAAATGAGTCAAGCATTGACTGGGGTGAAAATTTCATTACCTGTCCGTTTGAGTCGGTATCAAATGTATGTCTACTCCAATATTTCTGTTGCAGATTTCTAAGATAACCTTCTGCTTTAGGAGGTGACATATTACCTACATCTACATTGAAAACTAACTTCTCAGGAGCTCTTACCAATCTATATATAACGATAGCGTCTTCAATGAGAGACAATTGTCGGTAAGCTCTCCTAGCATTCTCTAGATAAGGTAACCTGATTGTTTTGTTGTCATTCCAAATACCTGAGTTAATATAAGTTACCTGGTTCTTATCCATTGGGATAAGCTGCATATCTTCTATCTTAGTTGGATTTTCTTCATTAAAGACCGGCTTTCTTAAAAGATAACCTTGAATAATGCTATTTTGTATATTACCAAAAATTGGGTCAATTAATTCAGTGGGTATCTGAACAACACCCAAAATACCTTCATGAGGATGCTCTTTATGAATGATATGCTCCCAATATACTTCACCTTCTACTAGAAGCTGTCTAAAATATTCCCACCCTCTATGTTCTAGATCAAAATAGCTAATATATTTTTGAAATTCATCTTCTAATAATTTTTGTTCGTTGTGTTTAAATTCTCTATGAACAAATTTAAGTTTTATAATTTCACCATTTACATCTTTATTAATAACCTCATCGCAAATTTCATCTAATGCATCTCCTACTTCAGCAAAAGCTGCCATTACTCTATAATCTCGAATTCTTGCTGCTTTATCTTGCTGAATATTAGCATACATGAACTCTTGAAAGCCTTTATCCATTGCGATATCACCAACAGCAGAATTATTAATCTGAGTTGATGATGAAATAGACTGTCTTTGTAGAGCGTCTTCTCTTCGACTACCTTCACCTTGAAATAATTTGTACTTCGGATTTACATCATATAACGTTTCAACGGTTTGATAGGATTGATAAGGAAGTCTGCTTTGCACATACTTCATTAACGAGCGTCCGAATGTATTTTTATTTCCTTTTCCCATTTTAGTTTAGCAAGTTCCTGAATTTGTTGGTGTTTGTGTTTGTGTTTGAGTAGGTGTGTATGTATTTGTAGTGGTGTTTGTTTTGCTCTTTGTATATGTCTGTGTTTGAGTAGGTGTTTGTGTCTGTGTTGCTGTTGGTGTTGCAGATGCACCACAAGTAAGTGTTCTAGAATGTGTGATACTTTTTGTTCTTGTTCTAGTTTGTGTAGGTGTTCTAGTAGTGGTAGATGAATAAGTTGGTGTAACACATGTAGCTTGCGATGTAGTAGTAAAAGTTGTTGTATTAGTGTTTGTGGGTGTTTTAGTTCTCGTTCTAGTAGGTGTGGGGGTTGCGTATCCTGAAACCGTAGGTGATTGGGTAATTGTTCTAGTAGGTGAAGGTGTTTGGGTTCTAGTTCTTGAACTTGTAGCAGTTACAGTGTGTGTAGGAGAAAGTGAATTTGTAATTGTAGGTGAAACTGTAATAGCAGGTGTTGGTGATGGGGTTTGTGTTCTTGTTCTAGTTTGTGTAGGTGTATTTGTTCTAGTAGGTGTTTGTGTAGGTGTTTGAGATGTAGTTCCTGTAGGTGTTTTTGTTGTAGTATTACTATTTGTTGGTGTTATTACAGGGGTACCTGTTTTAGTAACGCTTTGCGTATTTGTTTGCGTTGGGGTAGGAGAGTGAGTTGCACTATAAGTGGGTGTTTTTGTGTGAGATTGAGTAGCTGTACGGGTTGTAGTAGGAGAAGGTGTATATTCTTTAGTAGATGAAGGAGTTACACAAGGCCTTCCTATAACATTTCCCGCAGCCCAATTAGAGCCTCTTTCCGGACCTGGATTTTGACTTCTAATTAAATCTTTAAATGTAGGTATGCCTGCCACTTCTATATTTATGCAAAAATGTTATGGGTCAAATGAAGTTGTTGCAGGACTACTAGTTGAACCGGCTTGCCAATAAACTTTACCACCTATCATAGCAGATAACTCTGTTTGTCTACCTTCTATTATTTGCATATCATAACCTTTATAACCAATTCCTATTTCATCTCCCATATATGCAGATAATCTCATTTCATGAGCTACGTTACTAATATAATTTGCATAACCGTTACCATTACCACTATTACCTGCAAAATTAAGACCAACTACTTTCCAAGCAGATAATGCAGGATTATTAGCACTCAACAAAGCGCAAACAAATGAACCAGAATCACCACCAGAAGAAGCAGGTAAATCGGTACCTTGATTACTTCTAAAAGCTATTTGTGAAGAAAATGGTAATGAACCTAAATTACCGGACATGTTAACGCTTATTGAACCTAAACTAAATGCACTAAGCTTACAAGATTCACCATAAGGAGCAGAACCAGGCCAACCAACAGGTCCTTCTGTTCTACCAGCTTTATAAATAGGAGCTCCTAGTTCAGATGATAATAAAGAAAAAATTTCTGCTTTTGTTGCCCATTCCATTGGCGTTTGATAATCCATGGAATATTGCTGCCAATTAGTTGTAGTACTAGATAAATTAGGAACAGAGGGGTCTAAAGCAAATGTTGCAACGTCTACTCTATTATAAGGGCTACCAAAAGCATTATCAACAAAAGGAATAGCGCCTTTTACTGTACCAACTAAATTCGATGAATTACCTGCCCAAGAAGAACTATATTGATCATAAGAAGATCTTTGAATCACCGGAAATCTAGCAGTTGTTTGTCCTGTTGAAACTTCATCAGCTGATAGAAATGACCACCATGTTTTATCATAAGTTGAATTATAATATGCACCAGCAATACCCCCATAAACTAATCTACCTCCTAAAACATGATTATTACTTACACCAACTAATGTGTAGTCATCTAAATCTACAGCTAAACCTCCTAGAGTACCGGTGTTTATATAACCACCACCCCAACCATTTGCTGGAATGGTACCGACTGACAATCCACCTTTTAAAGGTCTTTGAGTCGTTCTACTTCCACTAGCAGGCATAACCCAAGTATTTTCGCTTGTACCGGGGGTAGGTAAAGTATTGCACCTATCTACTTCAGGCATATCCATTTCAACCACATCGCTTACAAAAATACTATCATCTATTGTAAAAGAGTCGGGGAATCTATCTTCTGCAGAAACGTTTTCGATTTTTTCATCTACCCCAAGTGTAATGCTAAGTTGTTTATTTGGTTCTCCGTTAACCTCTTTATAAGAAACAAAGACATGCTTCCAATTAGGGTTGGTTTCCCATATTTCCTCTACCTTATTAAGAGCTTTTTCAATTAATTCAATTGAAACGTTATCAGCTGTAACAATCTCAGGCATACGAATATTTATTAGAAGTTCACGTTACCATCTGTGAAGTTACCGCAATAAGGTCCATCTCCATTTGCGTATTTTACACAAAATTGAGTACCATTGTAACCTGAATAAGAGTAAGGCACAACTGATCTAATAGTACTGCTTACATATATGAACATTGTGTTAAGTGCAGGTGCACCGGATGCGTGATCATTAAAACTAAATACGTCACCTGCAGCTGACTGGAATGTAACACCACAAGTATTTGGGTGAGGTGATGAACCAGTACCTGTCAGTGTTTCACTAAATGTAACTGGCTGAGGTGTTCTAGTCATCGTCTGCGTATTTGTTCTTGTTTGTGTTGGTGTCTTAGTTTGTGTTGGTGTTTGCGTTCTTGTTCTGGTGTTTGTACGCGTTTGAGTGTTTGTACGCGTTTGTGTTTGTGTTCTAGTAGGTGTTTGTGTGCTTGTTTGACTTTGAGTAGGTGTTTGAGTTCTAGTAGCACCGGCTGTTTGAGTATTGGTAGGTGTACTAGTTATAGTTTGCGATGACGTTCTTGTCTGTGTTTGTGTTTGTGTAGGCGTCTGTGTTTGTGATTTAGAAACAGATATTGTAGCTGTTTGTGATGGTGTCACTGTATTTGTAGCAGTCTGTGTAGCAGTCTGTGTGTTAGTTGGTGACGAAGATACATTAGGTGTGCATGTTGGTGTAATAGTTTGTGTGGGTGTTTGAGATCTAGTACGTGTTTGTGTAGGTGTTTCTGATCTTGTTCTAGTAGGTGTCCTAGTAATTGTAGGTGTATTAGTTGGAGTACCGCCTGGTACCGTACCTGTAGGTGAATTAGTAACCCTTCTTGTTCTTGTATTTGTAACGGTACCTGTATGAGTAGGTGTGCAAGTTTGTGTACGGGTTCTAGTTTGAGTATAACTACGTGTTACAGTAACGTTTGGATCAGTCTGCGTTCTTGTAGGAGAAGCAGTAGGTGTGTTTGATCTTGTAGCAGTGTGTGTAGGTGTTCTAGTAGCTGTAGGTGTCGGAGGAACGCTACCATAAGGGTAACTTACTATAACAATACCATCACCGCCACGTCCGGGTGATCCTGTTGCATCCGTTGGTACACCCCCACCACCACCACCGGTGCCATTAATACCGTCTCTTGAACCTTCATAACTACTACCACCGCCACCGAAAGAATTGCCTATTGCTTTACCAGCTCTACCTCCTGAAGAACCACCACCAGCATACCATACACTTTGACCAGTAATAGAAGATTGACACCCAAAACCACCTAACAAAGCATCACCGGTAGGGTAATTAACTGCTGATAAACCAGGTGTACCTGCACCACCACCAGAGCCACCTGACCGGTTAATACCACCTGCACCACCATTGTTACCTTCACCTGGTGCACCTAGACCAACTGTACCATCACTACCAGCGCCGCCACCTGAACCACCATTACCAGCATTTGATAAACTTGCATAACCACCGCCTTGCCCACAAATATTAACACCACTTATACAAGAAGTTGAACCAGATCCAGTGCTACCAGCTCCTACATTGATTGTATAACACGTTTCGGTATTAACATTAAATGTACCAGTAGAGAAACCACCTGCACCGCCACCGGCACCACCGTCACACCGGGTTAATGTTTGATAACATGCACTACCACCACCGCCACCACCAATTACCAAATAACAAACGTCATTTAAAGGATTTGTAGCACCTCTTTTATTAACAACAAACCCACCATTTTGACAAAATACATGAATCTTTCTGTTATTACAATGAATAATTAAATCACCGCCTTCAGCTTGCATAAACTGAAAACCAGTAGTTATCGTACTTGTGGGTGTAGGGGTGTTTGTTGAAGTTGAAGTATTACTTACAGTTTTTGATTTGGTGTTTGTAGCTGTTTTAGAATGGGTTGGTGTGTATGTGGGTGTTATAGTTCTAGTACAAGTTCTAGTAGGGGTTGTAGACTTAGTAGGTTTAGGTGCTGGAGGAACTGATATAGGGTATCTTATAATAACTCTACCTGATCCACCCCAACCTGTTGAATAACAATCGCTACCTCTTAAACCTGAACCACCTCCACCGAAGCCATTAATACCCCATTCTCCCGCACTTTTACCTCCACCTCCATATGGGGTGCGTACCGTGCCTGAATCGCCAGATGAACCACCACCTGAATAATAACAGCAATTACCATCAATACAACTAAATTTACCAGGCCCACCAGCATTATAATTACATTGTGTTGGATAAGGTGGGTTAAAAGTAGCCTGCCAATTATATGCTGCACCACCTGCACCTCCACCTCCGGCTGATACGTTACCGCCCGGAGAAAAACCACCCCATCCATTTCCACCCTTACATCCTTGTGATCCATGAATAGCTGTACCACCAGTGGAACCCATACCTCCACCACCGGAAGCACCATTACCACCACCAGTTGAATAACCCCAACCACCATAACCACCACCATAGGAAGTTAATCCGAGAGCATAAGTGTTGTTACCTTGATTACCTGCTAAATTTTGTGCACATGCAACACAAATACAACATTCAGTAACACCGGTCATTAATACACTACCTTCTACAAACCCGCCGCCGCCTCCACCGCCGCCACCGGGTCTATATTGAAACCCTGGGGGTACTGGATCAGGTGGAACAGCTCCGTGGCCACCTGGACCACCACCACCGATAAGAAGATAATCAACTGTATTTGTACAATCATTATTACCTATTTGCCAAATGTTAAAAGTGTCGTCGTTTAAAAATGTATGAATTTTATACCACTGATGGTCAATATATCTACAGGTAATTGTACCTCCTGTAGCTTTCATAAAGATCATATCTTGAGTGGTAGTAGGTGTGTTTGTAATAGTAGATGTAGGTGAAGGGGTTTTGGTATTAGTAACTGCATGAGATCTAGTAGCAGTTTGGGTTGGTGTTCTGGTAGGTGAAGCTCCTTGAGTCATTGACATAGAAGGAGAAGCAGTTACAGTGCCTGTATTAGTAACTGTTCTAGTACCTGTTGGTGTATATGTAGGTGAAGGGGTGTTTGTTTTAGTTTGTGTTCTAGTTTGTGAAACTGTTCTTGTTTGTGTTCTGGTCCAAGTATGAGTTGCAGTTTGAGAAGGCGTTCTTGTATTTGTGGGTGTTTGTGTAGCACTACAGCTAATAGTTGGAGTATTAGTAGGTGTTCTTGTTTGAGTGCTAGTATGTGTTGGGGTTCTAGAACCTGAACATGTTTGAGTAGGTGTGTTTGTAGCTGTTCTTGTTTGTGTTCTCGTTCTTGTCTGGGTTCTTGTCTGGGTTCTAGAACAACTAATAGTTGGGGTTTGTGTTTTTGTTCTAGAATTTGTTGGTGTCTGAGATATCGAAACCGTAATAGTAGGGGTCTGAGATATCGATTTTGTTTGAGTAGGTGTGCGACTACTTGTTCTTGTTCTTGAATTGGTTGGTGTTCTAGAACGTGTCGGTGTTTGAGTGCGTGTTTTAGTATGGGTAGGTGTTTGAGATTGAGTAGCTGAACAACTTATAGTTGGTGTTTGGGTTGCCGAACAGCTGATAGTTGGTGTGTTAGTACCAGTGCAGCTGATAGTCGGTGTTTGGGTTGCTGAACAACTAATAGTTGGTGATTGAGTAGGTGTTCTTGTATATGTTGGTGTATATGTTGGTGTTCGGGTATTTGATCTAGTTTGTGTCGGTGTTTGTGTTCTTGTAGGTGTGCACGTTCTTGATCTAGTTTGTGTTTTAGTATTTGTAGCGGTTCTTGTTTGGGTGGGTGTTTGGGTTGCTGAACAACTAATAGTAGGAGATTGAGATATAGAAACTGATATAGTTTTTGTAGGTGTTCTAGTAGCAGTATGTGTAGGTGTTTGGGTTTGAGTAGATGTTTGTGTTTGTGTTTGTGTTTGTGTAGCTGTTCTAGATTGCGTTCTAGTTTGTGTTTGTGTAGGTGTCCGTGTGTTAGTTGGTGACTGAGTAATTGTTCTTGTTTGTGTAGGTGTTTGTGTAATAGATTTTGTCTGTGTTGGTGTGCGAGTTTGTGTAGCTGTTTGAGAAGGTGTGCGAGTTTGTGTAGCTGTTTGAGTAGGTGTAACTGTTTGAGTAGCTGTTTGAGAAGATGTTCTTGTCTGTGTACGACTTTTTGTAGGTGTGCTTGTTTGTGATCTAGTATTGGTGGGTGTAAAACCAGGATAACCACCCGGGTGTGGGTATTTAAGTATAACTACACCAGGTTTACCATCGGTTTGAAAAGGACCACCACCACCGCAATTGTTATAACCGCATCCAGATGTACCAGAACCACCACCAAAACTCGAACCAACACCACCTCCAGCATAATAAGTTGATAAACCAGTTATGTCAGAAACACAACCAATACCACCGTTACCAGCACCGTTACCGCAAATATCACCACCTTTAGCACCAGCACCACCACCGCCGCCACCTCCGGCGAACCTACCGCTAAAACATCTAGAACAACCTCCATCGTGTCCTTGACCAGCTGTACCACACCCTCCTCTTGTATAATCAGGACTACCACCTGGTAGAAACCCAGCGCCTCCACCACCAGAGCCACCGTCTGTAGCGACACCAGTACCTGCACCTCTACCACCTCCTAATGCCGAAAAGCCGTAAAAAGATGAAGTACCTCCACTAAATTGTTCAGATAACGTATAACTACCTAAACAACCGACCTTAACATCATAACATTGTGCAGCAGTAAGAGTAAAAGTACCTGTAAGAAATCCACCAGCACCACCACCACCTGCGTTAGCTGCACCCCCACCGTGTTCTGTTTTTAGACCACCAGCACCACCACCACCCACAACAAGATAGGTTATAATATTAGAAGCTGCAGTATTTGCTAATGTTCCTACATTAAAGCAATCATCTGTTGTAAATACGTGGATTTTATAACCGTTACAATTATAAATGTTTGATCCTCCAGCAGCACCAATATAAACAGCATTATTAGTAGAAGTAACTGTCGATGAATTAGTAGCGGTAGGTGTAGATGTTTGGGTAGGTGTTTGAGTCTGAGTAGGTGTTTGAGTGCCTGTTTGTGATGGGGTAGGAGATTGTGTTCTTGTTTGGGTTCTTGTTCTTGTTTGGGTTCTTGTCTCGGTATGTGTGGCTGTCTGCGTTCTTGTTCTTGTTTGTGTTCTTGTCTGAGTAGAGGATCTTGTTTGTGTAGGTGTACCGGTTTGAGTACCAGTCTGGGTAGGTGTTTGGGTTTGAGTTGGTGATGGTGTTGGTGTTGATGTAGCCGAAGCACCTTGTGTAGGAGAAACTGACCTAGTGCGGGTATAGGTAGGTGTACCTGTTTGAGTACCTGTTGGTGTGACTGTGCTAGTTGGTGTTGGGGTAGTACCACTAGTAGACGTAGCAGTATTTGTCGGTGTCTGGGTTTGTGTTGGTGTAGCGGGTACAGATGTACCTGTTGGTGTGACTGTACTAGTTGGAGTCTGGGTTGATGAACAACTAATAGTAGGTGTTTGTGTAGCTGTTCTTGTATTAGTTGGTGTTTGAGATTCGGTAAATAGTCTTGTCTTAGAAGGTGTTTTAGTAGGTGTATTTCTAGGAGTACCGGTTTGTGTAGCTGTTTGAGAAGGTGTAGGTGTGGGTGATTGACCTTGTGTACCGGACTGAGTAATACTGCTTGTTTGGGTAGGTGTAGCAGTAGGTGAAAGAGATTTGTTTTTAGTAACCGTACTTGTAGGTGTAACAGTTGCGGTAGCAGTAAAGTTTTGAGTTTTAGTTGCGGTGCGAGTAGGTGTTCTAGAAACTAATCGAGATTGTATATAAAATGGATTTTCGCGAATTGTAGGAAACGATATATAACCACCAGGGTTGGTTATTATAAAATAAAATTCACCAGTAGATTTGTTTTTAAGACTACCTAAACCAAGCTTTATAGAATTTCTAGTAGGATCAAAATTTACTTCACAACCTAAATCTCTAGCATTATAGCCACTAAATGCAGGATATGTAGAAGATAAACTTGATTCTCCAAACATATCTACCGAACTTAAATTAACACTAGAAAGATCACCAGAAACAAAACTACTAAAATCTGATGCACTTAAATAGACCTGATAAGAAGATTGCTCACCTAATGTATTACCTGCATTAGGGCGAGCTTGCGGTATAACAAATTCAAAAACCTTTTGAAACTCATTAAAAATGATTTTGTCACTGTTATTAGGATTAAAATATATTCTATTTGATCTTCTTCTTGGCATTATTGTGTTAAAATATAAGTTTGAATTTCATTCGACGTAGCCGATACAGAAACCGTTTCTGTAATTGCCGATAACCCAGATAACTGAGTTTGTAGTGATGGGTAATTATCAAGTGTTAAGACAGTACCTGTATTTTCTGTACCACTAACAGCATAAAAGTTAGAATCTACTTTATAGATATTTGATACATCATCTTGAGCAACAGGAAATATCCAACCTTTAATAGTAAAATTGGTATCAGCTACTACTCTAGCTTTATCTGATGCAGCTAATTCTGTAGGATAGTCCATACTAATATCACCACTCCAAAGAACTTCGCTTCTAATTTCTTGTTTTTCTGACAATCCAGCTAATCCTGGTGGAACGGGCCAGCTTATTATAATGTATGGGTTATTATAAGGTACAAAATTAGATATAATTTGATCCATATCTAATTGATAACGAGTTATAACAGTAAAACTTATATCTATATTAACTGGTGTTGGGGCATTATACTTATTTGAAACTTGATTGTTAGTATAATAAAAACTATTAACATCAGGTAGTTTATTGAAAACTCTGTTAACATCTCTAGAGATGTTGTTAATATTAATTGCAACTACAGGTAGAGTTATAGTTTTAGCTTTGTTGACAATATCATATAATACTCTTTGTTTAGGTGCATATAAATACCTAACAAAAATTCTATCTTTCTGTTCTCGGTTTTTATTATATCTACCGATTACGATACTATCAAAAGCATTAGCAAACTGAATAACAAGGTCTTGTATTTCAAAGTATGTTGACCTGTAACGCATTCAAAATATTTATTCATTTTAATCGTTCAATAAAATGTTTAGGTAATTTATCTTTGTTATCCAATAACAATTTACGAGCTTTACCATCAATCACATATGTTACCGAATAATCCGCTTTAGATCTAGTGCACCTACCTGTAGTTTGAATGAATGCGCTTAGAGTTTTTTGTTGATACCAATCCGGGTCCATGTCAGCCATTTTTTTGATACGTTTATTGCCTAGTGGTGGGTATGGTGTTTTAACAATAATTTGAAATCTGCCTTTATCTCCATTTAAATCGGTACCAAATGAAAGTGATGGTGATACCAATACGGTAGGTTTATCAGTGCTATAATGCTGCTCTAATAGTTTTTCATTGTTAGCAGCTTCTTCTCTAAAGAGAAATCTATCACCTTTTAACCGAGATTGAAGATATTTACATATCTCTAATGAATGAGTATGTATAATACCCTTTTCATTAGGATGATTATCTGCTATAGCTTGACAATATCTAGCTATTTTAGGTAAGTTTTGTTGTAAATTACTATAATTTAATACCGGTTCCTTCATCATCATAATAGGAGACTTACCGGGATCAAATGCTGATGGTGTTTCGATATATTTGTATCTTTTAATACCTAATGTTTTAGCATATGATTCATGATCTGTAATCGTCGCTGACATTAGAAGAATGTTATCACCATAATCAAATAGACTGCTAGCAAGATTGTTTACTTTCAAAGGTGTAAAATTGACACCATTCTTTGTAAAATCGACAATATACTCACATTTATGCCATGTTTGTTCAACTGTAGTTAGATTACCGTGGAGATTACGGAGATACTTTAATCTAGCTGCTTCTGGCTGAGATAATGTCATTATCTTATTATTATTTTTACTTGTGAGAGACTCAATTGTCTCAGTGATATTGAATATTAAATTTGCTAACCATCTATATTGAACATCATACTTATCAGATTTCAAAATAGAGTGTTCAACATTATTCAAATTAAGCCTTGGATAGTCAATATGTGCACTAAAGCGTCTTACCAGCTCTTCTTCAAGCTCAGATGCCTCATCACAAACAAGAAAGTTTTTACGTTTAACATGACCAGGTAAACTCAAAAACATTTTATAATTCAATACTGCAAATTGACTAGTTAATGCAAAATTACGATTATTATAATAGTTGCAACATCCTTTAGCCCAACAATCGTTTTTAAGATTTTTAGTATACGTGCACGGTGCAGTATCTACATCAAATGAGTCATCAATATCACAAAGATAATTTTGTTTACCTTTTAATAAATCGATATCGTCGAAAAGTTTTTTGTATTGATCTTGAAGCTGTTTAGTAATTGTAAGAGCAAATGTACCGAACGAAGGTTCAGCTAAACATTCTGCTTCATTAGTAAAATTACCAGCAAAGTCTTGAGAATATGCTGCGTATGAATTAACTAGTTCTTTAAATTCTGAGGTAGGTCGTGCACTAACATTACCAAGAGTTCTAGGTACAAAACTTTTACCTGTACCTGTAGGTGCTGATGCAATGACAAATCGATAACCATCATTAAACGCTTGCTCAATTTCTTTAATGAGCTTTACTTGAGCATCAGACGGATTATAACCGTATGGAAACTTACTCAGATACTTACTAAACATATATTATGAGTATATGTTATCGACCATAGAATTAAAGTCAGAAGATTTTGTATGAAGAGTAACGTCTTCAACTTGATGTTGACTTAATATTTGAAGTCTTTCGGGATCAGCATTTCTTAAGACACAACGACACATATCATAATGACCTGATTCCACGTTTCTATGAATATACCCACGACCATGGCATTTTTTGCAACTACTTTTAGGTAGGTCAGAAATTTCAAGCTGACCACAATCTAAATTTTTTGAGTACTCTTCTTCTAACTCATAAACAGCGCCCGTGAATATACTAATAAATTTTTTCATACTTTTACCATTTTCATATGCACATCATAAAATTTAGAATTTTTCTTAGATTTAAAATTCTTAGCTTTTACAAAATTAACCATATCATGATGAACTAAGGTATTTAACTTATAATCAAATAAAATGTGATTTGTTTTCTTTTTCAAACCGTAAGGATAAGGTACATCAAAATTTCTAATGCCTCCTTTTGGTACTTGTAATTGAAAAATTATAAAAAAATCTTTTATTGACATATTAATTAATTTACCCCTTTTTATGACCTTTTCGTTTATTACAAAATTTACATCACTAAGAAAAAACTCCTTGAAATTATCTTCTATTTCTTCTATAAATTTAATTATCATGTATTTTGGAAATTAATTTTCTGCTCTGTAGTCAATGTCTGTAGATTAGCTACAAAATATTCCCAGAACTCGTCATTTGCAGGTATTGTTCTTACTAACTCGACTCCATTAGTACAATTAATCTGTCTATAATTTTGCATAAAAATATCCCACGTTATAATTAAATCTTTGATGCTTGGATCATAATTAGGTAATCTTGCTGTTGGTCTATAATTAAGAGTTAATCTACCGTTTTCGCTATTAAGTAATGCAAAGTTATTAGTACATAGCATTCGTCTGGTTGGAGGTTGACCTTGAACAGGAACACGTCTGTTAAATTTTACCTCACAAACATTTTCTTTAAGTATATTAACAAGTTGTCCTCTACTAACTAGCATTGGGTTTAACTATACCAAAAATTCTAGCTTCGTTTAGAAAAAGACCTTTTTTGACTTTACCGATACCGTCAACGTCAATATTGTGAATTGGTATACCCAAGTTATTAGGGAACATAACATGACTACCAACCTCAACATATTCGGTTTTTGTGCCTTTAAGTAAAACTTTTCCTATACGCCATGCTTTCGTGTCCGCATTTAATGGAATAAAAATACCGTTTCTGTTGAGTGCTGTACCGTCTTCATTTTCATCTACATACTCTACTAAAATGACATCTTCCATCAACGTATTAAGAGCGTACCCCATCAAAGTTGAATCAAAACCTTGAGTAGGGTCGGATAAGTCGATAAGACTCTTTTTTGGTGTTAATAAGTCAATACTTTTTTCTGCCTGTGACATGTAAAGACTTATAAAGGGTTTGTATTATTTCAATACCGTTTTTATTTTTGTTATGTCTACTTCCCCAGAATCTAAATATTGTTCAACTTCACGTCTAGATATTTCAAAACGTTTAGCTAGAAATTTAACAATATCATCGAAGTTATTAACATTTTTTCTCTTCTCTTTTTTAATGTAATGAATACGACCAGGAGAACCTTTTGGTAATATTTTAATTAGATAATCATACCACTCTTTTTTAGTTTCAAATATATTGTAATGCTTGTTAACGGTTTCGTTTATAATTCTAGCATATTCAGGCGAATACATACTTAACCATCGACATACAATAAACGGTATAAATTGATCTTCATCTTCAACATTATCCAAAAGGTTTCCTTTTTTGGTAACGATTATATCATTTAATATTGTAAAAATAGTAATCATTTTTGCTTTTTCTGGCTATTATCTTTTTTCTTGAATAGCTTTTTAAGCATTTTTATTATACTCACACTCTTAATAGACTTGTAGTATTCTAGTCCTGGTCCAATCATCATGTGAGTATTTAATATCAAGTTCCGTTGTTTCCTATAGCTTCTACTGGACAACCATCCATAGCTTCTTCGCATTGTGCCTCTTCTTCTGAATTTTCAGGTTGTTTATAAACATAAGAATACCCTTCATCTTCTTGTCTTGTAAAATTATCAGGAGCAGTTTCTCTACATAAATCACAATCAATACATTGAGTATCTACATAATAAGGTCCTGGTACGTTGTCCGAATATTTTTCATCAATATCTGCCATAAAACTATTTAGTAATGACTTTTGATGTAGCCACAAACATATCGTCATTGAGTTCGTAAAACGTTTTTTGCACGTCGCTCATAAACTGAGTCGCTTGATCATCATCAAAGTTGGTACTAAATGCAAATGCAGGAGCTTTCTTACCAGCTGTAATATTGATAGCAGTGTGACCTAAAGCTACACCATCTTTTACATATGTAATGCTGACGCTTGCTTTACCTTCTTGCTGAGTTACACCACCTTGAGTAAACTCTTTCTGCACCATTATATCATCACCATCCATTACTACAGGACAGTTTAGATATTTTGCACTACCTAAGATATTAGCAATATGGGTATTCAACAATCTTTGATATGCAACAGCACCAAAAGGATTATCTAAGATAGGAATCTCCCATAAAAAGTTAATTGCATCATCACTCCAAATAAACTCTTGCTTGTCAATATCTTCTTGATCAATCATACCATCTGCTAGCACCTCCATTGGAGCTCTAAAGCAAAGAATATTGCCTATAGGTAGTACTTTATCTCCGAAGAATTTATATGCAAATCTACTATGAAGTAAATTACCGTCGTATTTATCGATATTGAAATCCATATTGCTATTATATGATAATCCTAGAGCTTATCAACGATAAACTTCCTCACACAGAGTTTAAAGCAAAGAAAGTTAATGACTATACCCGCTATAAATGCGATAGCGTTGAACAAAAATGAAGCTTCTAGAGCTCCTTCAATATCATTAGTAGTACTCATCATAAAAGGAGCTATAACTAAGCCCATTACAAATCCAAATGCAAACAACCCTCCAAGGGTGGTCACCGCGGTCAAAAACCAAGCAATAATATAATTTTTCATACTAAGATTATATATCAGGTAGCTCGTTTATCAATTTAGTTTTCCACCTTTTATGAGCTTCTGTAATAATCTTTTTGGATTCAGATCTTGAAAGCCAGCCATTAATTTTTACTTCTTTATTTTCTTCAAGATCTTTATAATGTGTAAAAAAGTTTTGAGTTGTTTTTATCCAGTGAGGGTCAAGATCTTTTATACTTTTATACTCCTTGACATGAGATGTAGGGACAACTAAAACCTTATAATCTTTTTTACCCGTGTCGTCCATATCGAGGCAACCAATAGGTTTACACTCAACTAATGTACTAGTACGTATAGGTGTGTTATTATAAATTAAAATATCTAGAGGGTCGTCATCTAGAGCATAAGTTTGAGGAATAAAACCATAAGAACAAGTATATCTCATACTACTATACAAACAACGGCTTAACTTAAAAATATCGTATTTTTCAACATATTCATATTTCGCGTTTGTGTCTTTTTCTACCTCAACTATACAATTTATAATTGAAGGAAAATTTTCGCCTATACTAACATCGTTTACTAAATTTCTCATTTTTTCCAATACATAATGATATTATCATATCGATTTCTTTTTTTATTTTGCTCAACCCTATCTTTGTTTAAGTCAAGTTTAACCCAACCTTCTTGAAATTCAAGTTGTTTAGTAGCTTCTATAGATTCTATATCTTCTATAATATACAATCCTCCTTTTTTAACTTTACTATACATATACTTCAAAGACAAAACTTGGTCGCCTATTTTATGACTTCCATCATCTATAATAATATCGTAAAAATCGTCCTCTAAAGTATCAATGTATTCTTTATCTGTACCGCTTTTTTTAACTAAGTTAACTCTTTCGTGGTACATAAATCTGTTAGCATCTTTTACTATACCTTCATTAAGAAACAAATCTACCCCTGTAATATAAACATCGTCAAAATACTGTAACCATAAATTAATAGAGCCACCATGAGCTATTCCTATTTCAAGTATTTGTAAATCATCTTTATTTTTATATTCTTTAAAAGCTTCTTCATAAAAGCCTGAAATATAAGAATGGTGAGTTTCTTTGTCAGTGTTACCCGGGTGACCGCTTTTACCTACAGGTTGTTCGAAATATATTTCTTTTAGAGTTGTCATTTAATTATACCCCAGACGTTACCAGGCATTTCGTGAATTATGTAATTATTTTCTTTTGCAAATTCTTTAACAGCTTTATCGACTCCAGGAAAGCCGGGGTCATTATAATCATGACCAGTAAGCCATTTACCTTTTTTAACTTTTGGGTAATAATTTTTAATGTCATTCTTAACATATTCATATTCATGGTTACCGTCAATAAAAATGCAATCAAAAGATTCGTCTTCAAAAAAATCTACAGCGTCGTCGGACTTTTCGAAGTATCTTGTTAGATTGTCAAATTGATCTAATATTTGTTTACTTTTTGAAAGTTCGTTAGTCATTACCGCTTGATCAGCTCTTACGTCTTTATGAGCTAGGTAACCGTCGTATTTTTCATACGGGTCTACAGATGTAAATTTAAACTCCGGGTCTTTTACATTTCTTAAAATACTATAAGCGTTTTGACCCTCAGCGGTACCAATCTCCATAAAAGATTTTAATTGATAATTATTGATAAGCTTAAAAAGAGAATGCCATCGCATTTTTCTTTGTTTTGCTGTATCTTTTGCAAATTCATGAATATAGGGGCTTTCTATAAAGTACTTAAAAATATCTTTTACAGTGCTAACTTTTTTAGCGTGTCTTTTCATATCTCCTATTTTATCACCTGGACCTGCTCTATGATAAATAAAATCTCTTCCTTTAATAAAGTGGCCATGTGGTTTATCAAACCTACATTTATCTACCACATTTATAGGTGAACGATCAATAAGTTTAACATTATCAATAAACTCACCTTTTTGAAAGAACTTGTTTACAGCATCATTATCATCAACATAATCGTTAGTATGAGAAGCTTCAATAACTTTGTTTATAAAATCAAAAGTTTGATTGCAATTTTTTAACCACATAACCCCGGTATTACACTTTGGTGCTGGGTCTAATAAACTTTTTCCTAACACACAAAAATACTTTTCATCAATAAACGATTTAGCATCGAACTTATAATCCATGATTAAACAATCTGCGTCTAACCATAAAATCCAATCAAGTTTTGGAAATAATTCATTAAATTTACTTTTAAGAAAAGGAAACCTGGACCAGTTAGATTTTGTCCAGGGGCTTAAATTAGTATCAAAAAAATCAAATTTATAATCGTAAGCTTCGCAATAACTTTTAATATTAGGGGCTGAAATATCTAATAAATCTTTTTGATTAGGAGCCGCACCTGTTACAATACCGAAATTCACTTAAACATTTATCAACCAGTCCAAAACATTTCCAGTGGGGGACCACCCTAAAATATTTCTAGCACAGACGTTACTACATTTAGATTCAGATACACCGGGGTAATCTTTTGTATGAATAATAGTATTGCTTAATGTTTTAGCAATTTCATTTATAGTTGTTTCTTCGCCGGTTCCAATATCTAAAGGCTTACTAATTTTTTCTATATTTTTCCAAGCAAGATAATTTGCATTGCATACATCTTTAACATATACAAAATCACGTTTTTGATACCCGTCACCATGCACAGTTAATGGAATACTTTTACTCTTTCGTTCTAAAAAATTACTAATAACGGATTCGTTATTCATATTTTCCCCATATACATTAAAGTACCTTAAAATACATGTATTAATACCGTGATTTAAATTATAATAGTTTACAATATCTTCGCATATCTTTTTAGATAAACCGTAAGGGCTATTATTATCATAAACAGCTGCAGAAGAGCTAAATATAAAATTTTCAACACCCGTTAATCTACAAGCTTCTAAAAGTAAAAGAGTAGCTCTGGCATTATTATCGAAAGGAATAAAAGGGTTGTTGTAAGATTTTTGAACGCTAGATTCAGCAGCAAGATGAAAAACGGTTTTTATTTTCCAATTTTCAAAACATTTTCTAAGAAAAGGTAACTGTTTTGTATCGCTTAAATCACCATAAAAGAAATCTCTTGTGTTTGTTTTATATCTGTCCTGTTTATCTATCCCGTAAATAGGGTACTCTTTATCTAACATATAGTTACATAAATGTTTACCAATAAACCCGTTTGACCCTGTTATACAGACTTGCTCTTGCATTCTTCTATGATTTTAAATACCAACTTATCCTTTTCAAGAACTTTCTTTTTCATCTCTTCTGAATAATATTGATGACTATTGGAATGTTTACTTTTATTTAAATGCTGAACTTTAGAATATTGAAAACCTTCTTTTAAAACGTCGTGATCAATAATTGAAGAAATATTGTTTAAGTCAGAAGTAGGAATAAACTGATTGATGCTAGATTCGTTTTCAAATAGACGAATTGTTTCATCAATATCATTTTGTTCAATAATCTCTTTATAACCATCACAACATGAAAATAAAACTAAATGAGTTAACCACCCTGCATTATCCATTTTAGGACCATTAATTAAAGTATCCAAATGAAACTTATAATCTAAAGCTTCATCTTTGTTTTGTTCTTTTACACCCATCGCATGACCTCTGGTACATCTCAAGTTAAGCATACCATCAAGCCATATACTAAAATTACTGGTGCCTTTTGGATCATAAAGTTGATGAGACCATGTTGAGCCTTTAAAACTAAAAAACGATACGTACCAATCAAATGGGTCTCTAATTGTTGCAAAATTAAATGTAGGTTTATCTACGTAGTCTTTAATACTACCATGTGGTGGTCTTATATCCTGAGTACCTCTTATATTTTTAAGAGAGTTAAGCATTGACGTGCCTCCTGTTTTAGGAATATGTACGTAAATGAAATTATATTTGTCGTTAACAATCATAGTGTTTACTTTTTATATCGTTTATAAGTCCTTTTAGACCGTGAAAACCAAAAGTAGAAATAAAATTAGGTAAAGGGTCTCTAGAGAACCTTTTAGCCACATCTTCAGGAGCGTAACGTATATTATGTTTCTTAAAATAGTCATAGTATGTATTTCCTAAGTATTGATCTTCAGGACCGTCGCATCTAAAAATACTATTTTTAGTAGCTTCTAAAAACTTTTTAGAACGAAGAGAGAAACCTCCATTACCTACAGTATTTAACTTATCGTATCCCCTATCTTTTATATATTGAGGTATACCGTCTGCACAATGAGGGTTCTTTTTAAAGTCCCAAGGAGCACCAATAAAGTCGTATTCTAAAAATTTATTATCCCATAAATTAGGGTTAATAATAAAACCGTCAGTTTGAATTAGTATAGCATAATCAGATTCTATATAATTTGATAATTCAAAAAGGATAAACCTATTATAATCACCCCATGTAATATCAGGTATTTTATGAAACGTTTTTTGATATACAGTACTATTTTTAGGAGCAATAAGAAGAGTGTCGTGGAAGTTTATACCCTTTTCACTTATATCTAATGCTATAGCAGCATTATCAATTTGCTTATGATTACCTTCGACACAAACTAATGTTACATTGCTTAGATCTACTTTTTCCAAAACTCGTAAATACCTTCATCTAATTCATATTTTGGCCAAACGAATCTATCTCTATTAGGTTGTTCTTTAGCCCAGTTCCACATATCTCTTAAACCCGTTTCAAGATCAATGGTGTCTTTATAATCTAAAATTTCTTCTGATTTTTCCCAGGTAGGGTGAGCATTTTTTACTTCATGGCGTTGCTCTAAAAATTTAGTTTCGCCACCTTCCATAATATTTTTTAAAATACTATTTGCTTCTTTAATTGTATAGAATTTACTACTTCCTAAATTGATAATTTGTTTCGAAGCTTTATCTATCGTACCAGACTTCCATAAGGGCTCTAAACTATCATCAATACAACTGAAGGCTCGTTTTTGTAAACCATCTCCGAAAATTGTCATTGGTTCATTATTAAGATGTTGATACATCCATATACCTAAAACATTACGATACTTATCCCATATATTTTGTTTACGACCATACACGTTATGAGGCCTAATAATACAATAATCTAAACCATGTTGTTGATTCGCAACTTTAATATCCATTTCTGCAGCATACTTTGCAATACCATATGGATCAATTGGGTTAGGTAAATCTTCTTCATTAAAAGGTGGTGAACCTTCACCATAAACAGCCATAGTAGAAGTAAATACTAACCTATCAACTTTTTGTTTAATACAATTATTAACAATATTAGCAGTAGCTACAAGGTTGTTTTTATAATTGTATCTCCTAATAAAAGGTGATAAACCTTCAGCAGCATAAGCAGCAAAATGATATACGATGCTTGGTTTAGTAGTTTCAAAAATATGCTCAATATCAGACCGATTATTGCAATTGCATTTATAAAAATCAATTTTATCATCTATATTATCAATATAACCACCAGACAAATCATCTACACCAATTACTTTTACTTCTGGTTTATTTTCTAAAATCCAATCAGCTAATCTACTTCCAAGAAGACCGGCAACTCCTGTTATCAATACATTCATTTAAAGTTCCAATTCACATTTTTGGGTATATGTCTAATTTGAATACACCCGTCATCACCGCGGCGGCTAAATAAATTTAGCTCTTTTGCTTTTAGATTCAAGTGCTCCATAATGTAAATGAAACAAGTATCAACCATATGTATTTCAGTAGCTTGTTCTATAACTTTACACCAATCAAAAACATTGAAACCTTCTATAAGTTCTAATTGTATTTGTTTTAACCCGTTTGAACATTTAACAGGTAGTTGTTTATAATCAGGAGGTGTACCGTAATTTTTACTAACTAAAGCATATTCTTCATCTTCAGATAAATTTAACAGTTTAAAAAGTTTGTCTTCTTTTTCGTGATCCCTTTTAAAGTTAAAATATTTTAACCAATCATGACTAAAACTATTAGCCATTTTATATTTTGACTCCATTATTAGTACATCACTATGCAATCTATCTGCATGTTGTAAGGGTAAAAATAAATTTTTATTTTCTTCTTTTGAAGAACAAAAACAAAAAGGTTTATGATATTCTGAATTCCATAAAGCTTTTAATTCTTCTGGGGGAGGTAACTTTACAAAATTTACATTTCTTCTTGGGTCAATAATTATATGTTTTTTTAAAACTTCATAATATTGATCTGCTATAGGCCATATTACTTCTTCTGCTTTTAGACATTGCGCTATCTTTAAACAGTAAAATATGTCACCAATACCCGCTGGTTGCTTTATGTAGGCTCTTTTGTACATTTTTCAGCCATTGCCATAAAAGACCAGTTTAAGTCTCTTTCGCTAACAAAAATATTGTCCAAATCATCTCTA